GTGAGTGAACCCGCAGAGCCGGAGTTCCCGCTGCCCTGCATCGTCTGCGGCCACAAGCCGGAGCTGGTCTTCCCCACCGGCTTTCCCGAAGACGACATGAACTGGCAGCCTTACGGTGCCACGGCTTTCACGTCCCACGGACAGTACGGCTCCACGGTATTCGACGAGATGAGCGGTCAATACCTGATGATTAACGTCTGCGACCGCTGCATGCGCGCGAAGGCCCAGGCGGCCGTCATCGCCCACGCGCATCCTCGGCGGGCGCTGCGCGTGCCCACGGACTACCAGGTATGGGCGCCCTACGAGCCGGAGGACGGCGAGTGAAAGAGAAGCACGGTGGCGACGCCAGCGCGGCGCTGGCGGCGGGGCTGCGGGCACTGGACTCCGTGCGGGTGGCGCTCGGCGGGGTGGGGACCAGCCAGCGTGCCAGTGGCGGCGGCACCAACATCCAGGCGGCGCGCAGTATTTCGATCAGCAGCAACTCCGGCACTGTGATCAGCGACGGCGAAGTCTGGATCAACGGCGAGAAGTGCTATCCCAGCAGCTTGATCGAGGAACTCGACGAGGCGTGGGCGCAGCTGGCATACGCCACCGGGATGATCCCGAGTGGTGACGTCGAATGGGCTCATCGCTACCAGGAGGCCGGGAAGCGTGTGGAGCGGGCACGGAAGGCTCTCGACCTGTGAAGCCCGAGATGATCCCGGCGGAGATCAAAGAGATCATCGACCGCGCCGCCGGGAAAGAGCACTCGGCGACCGGCTCGGTGATGACCGCGCTCGCAGAGGTTCTCACGGTCTACGGGGGGACGTGGACGGAGGTAGTGGAGGGTGTTCGGGCTCTGCACCGGCACGAGCGGGCGCTCGGCGAGCTCCAGATGCGCCTGATCGTGGCCTACGAGCGTCTCATCGAGTCCACCGGCCTGGAGCAATGGATCGACGACCACGAGGGCGCTACCGAGGAGCTGGAGGAGGTCCAGCGGCTGAGCGGAGAACTCGACGCAGCCACCTGCCAGTGCTGCGTGTTCGGCAACCACATGGAGACATGCACCTGCGACGGCGCGAACTGCTGCCACCCGGAGAACCACGACGAGTGAAGATCCCCTTCGTTCAAGCGCACATCTTCTGGATCCCCTGGTGGGACGTGGACCACCACATGTACGGCTGCCCGATCCAGATCACCCTCCACACCCCGACCTGGGGCCTGATGGTGCGGCCGTTCTCCAGTTTCGCCCAAGGCGGCAACACTCGGGGCATGACCGACTTCCACGACTATGAGCGTTCGGCCAAGTGGCTCCTGGACGACGAGAATCCGAGGATCTGGACATCCGTCCAGGGATCCTGGGAGGCTCGCGGGCTCTACCGCCCTCCACGCACGGCGTACTGCGTGGTGTGCCTGCACGACGTAGAGGGGTGCACTGCGGTGCATGGCAAGTACCACGAAACAGTTTCGGCCACGTGGGCGGTCTTCCCCCGGCACCTGTGGCTCGCGCACGCGAAGGGCCGCAAACGCTGCCGGATCAAATGGAGGGAAGAATGATCGGGGACGAGGAGCCGTTCCGGCGCGCGGTGATGTGGAAGCGGCCGAACCATGACTACGAGAACTACGAGTGGTGTAGGCCGTACAGCTGGGGTGGCTGGATGACGGTCTACATGGAGCGCTGGCAGTACTGGCCGCCGTGGGCGTGTAGCAGTCCCTGGAAGTTCGCCTGGATGGACGCCTGCGACGGCGAGCGCGCTTCGAAGCTGGTGGTCGTGCCGCTGGTCGGCGGGTTCGTGTGGTTCTTCAACCAGCCGTGCGGGCACGACGACAAGAGCGAGGGTTAGCGCGAGAGCCGGGAGCGCACCGCGAGCCGCAGGCGGTAGACCCACACCGGCCAGTCGTAGGGTGCGGGGCGCGGGAAGCGGTCGTGCAGGGCGTCGGCGCCCAGGTAGGACACGACGATCACTACGCCGGAGATGAAGATCTGCATGGCTGACCCCTTTCGCTAGGTTCGTGGGGTCAGCATAGCGTGCAGGATACGTTATGCCAAGGGTTCTTTTCCGGGCCCCTGATCCCACGTCGGGTCGATCTCACCCTCCCCCAGGGGCCGTACCCGCATGGACAGCACCTCGCCGCCGGTGACGGCCTCCACGTGCACGTCCATACCCTCCATGGTCTTGAAGGCTGGATCCCACCACTGATCGTGGTAGCCCTCGCAACGGCGGCACAGGTACCGCGTCACCAGCCCTTTCCTCGGCTGGCGCGTCAGCCAGTGCGGGCACTGCTGCTCCAGCGGATACGGGCCGCGTGCCATGCGCTCCAAAGCTGGACGCACGCGCTCGATGTTGCGCTGGACGCGCTCCTCGAAGTCCTCGTCGGTCACGGCGTCACCAGCTCGTCTTCGGGATGCCAGCCGTGGTCGTTGGTGAACTCGGGCCAGTCGATCAGGTAGAACCATCGCTGCGCACGGACGCCGGGGCGCACCGGGCGGTCCTCCAGCTCGGCGTCCACGATCGTGCCGACCGAGGGGCACTCGGTAAGCGCCACACGGTCGCCGACTGCGAACCGCGCTTTGATCTCCGTCACGGAAGGTCTTCCCAGGAGACCGTGGCACGCTGGATCACAGTCTCGCGCTTCACCGGGTCCTCAATCCCCCAGCGATTGCGCGATCGGTTTTTCAGCGTCGCCACGCCCCGGGCCGTGTTGCGGGTACGATAGGGGCCGTAGACGTTCGTCCAGCTGCTGCCGTCGGGCCCCGTGCAGGTGACGACGGAGCGGAAGATGCTTTCGTGTACGCACTTCGCCAGGAAGAGGTCTGATGCCTCGTGGCGGCGCATGAGCTTGACCGTGTAGCCGTTCCCGATCATGCTCTCGCGCTTGCGGGCGGTCGGCTCGAACCCGGCGAAGGCCATCTGCGCGGTGGCGAGCACCTCGTCGTCGTCCACCACTGCCAGGCTGATCGCTTCGGCGCATCCGCAGGGCCGCAGCAACGCCCAGTCGCATTCGGCCAGGGGGAGGGTGGTGCCGTCGTCGAGGGTCACAGTGAGATCCATCAGCGGCCCATCAGTTCCGCGAAGGCGGTCGCGCAGGCCACCACGGCGGCGCAGAAGACGGCGATCTTATGAGTATCTGTCATGTGGACATGATACTACAGCTACGTTATGTTAGTACGATGGCGGTGAAGAAAAAGACGGCCCTGGCAGCGCCCGACGACGACAAGTGCGCCGAGTGTGCGCGGCATGGACGCGACGAACCGCTCAACGTCACCCTCCGGCACGATACCGAGAACAACCACCTGCTGTGCACCAAGATCCGGTGGTGCTTCGTATGTGGTACCGGCGACGGCATGCTGATCGACTGCGGCGGCTAGTCCATCGGCAGGAAGGTCGTCGGCACGACCGGGGTGCTGAACGTGCTCTCCCTTGCGATGCCCACGAAGCCGGGGGCGGGCCGAGGCTTCCGCTCGGGCTTCGGCTCCTCGCGAGGGAAGGGGATTGCGTAGAACAGGAACGTCGCATCGATCACGGGCATCGCGATCACGGTGAGGTCGCCGTAGAAGCCGAACCGCTCGATCAGGTTGCTGTAGATGTGGTCGGTGGCGACCAGGATGACCTTCTCCCAGCCCTGACCCGCGTACCCGGCGAGCCAGGGCAGCAGGTAGAAGAATCCGAAGTCGGGTCGTGGCTCCAGCGGAGTCTTGCCGTCGTGGATCGTGAACTCACCGGTGGCCGTCGAGTAGCTCATCGGGTAGCCGTGGGGGTTGGTCTGAACCGTGTAGTTCAGGCCGAGGTTCTCGCGGCCGAAGATATCCATGCACAGAGGGTATACGTTAAGCTTGGGGCATGACGACCCCGGAAGCCATGCGCAAAGAGCGCTTCGACGCGGTCAAAGCACGCGTCGCGGCGGCGCACGACGGGCCGTGGAGCGCCGAGGAGATGGTGCAGGCACAAGACGACCTGGCGTGGCTCGCTGCGGAGCTCACCGGCGCCGCGAACGCTCTGGCGTGGCACGAGGTCGGTATCGCCACGCTGCGCAAAGAGCTGGAGTATTGGAAGGGCGCGGGCAAGCGGCACAACAAGATGTACGGCGAGATGTCCGCGAAGATCGGGCAGGCGCGTGCCGAGGCGGCGCTGGCCCGGGAGAGGCTGCGGGCCGTGACTAAGAGGCTGCACGAGGACCGGCGCGACTTCACCGACCGGCACGTCAACCCGAGCCTCTTCGGGGAGCTCGCCGACATCAAACCCGTGGACGTGCAGATGCCGAACGAAGGCCATCCGTTCTTCCGGCGCTCACCGCGCGCATTCAAGTACCCGGTGTGCTGATGAACTGGCTACCGTGGCGTTCGCCATCGAAGAGGCTGCTCAAAGCCGCCGAGGGGATGCCACAGGCGATGGCCGACGGTATGCGGCAGAGCCAGGAGCGCTACAGCTTCCAGCCGGGCGACCGGGTGAAGGCGGCGTGGGACTTGGCGACCGTTCTAGAGGTGGAGCCCGCGCAGCTCCCCCACCGGAACAGGGTTCTGATCCTCTGGGACGAGGTGGACGGCGTCGGCTGGAGGCGTTCGCGTACCGAACGGCCGCCAACGTGGCGTTTGGCGTACACGCTCACGAAGGTGCCGCAGGACACACCGATGCACCGCGAGAACGAGCGGTCCAAGGCGATGTGGGAGGGCCGAGGTGCCTACCCACGCTGGACGGTGCGGCCACCGGTGATCACCACCCGACAGGAAATTCCGCCGCCACCGTGAAACTACGGAGCGATCCCTTCGTCCCAGTCGTCGTAGCCAGGCTGGTTGTACTCGGCGATCCAGGCGAGGTACTCGGGGGATTCGCCGAGGCGGGTGAAGGTGTACGGCTGGCCGTTGACGTGGATCGCGGTGCCCAGGATGGTGGGGCAGCCGGTCAGGCGCCGGACCATCTGGTCGATGACCCACTGCTTGTGGTGGTCCCCGTCGATTCCGGCGAACCGGGACGCGACCTCCAGCGTGGCGGGGACGTCGGCGTTCAAGCGCATCTTCAGGTCGTCGTGGTCGGCGGAGGTGATGGCGCCGCTGTCGGCGCGGGCCACCAGGATGACGTCGGGCGCATGGTTGCCCGACCGGGCACCGTACTTGGACCACTCGGTCATCGGTGCACCAGCCAGTTGGCGAGAATCACACCGGCGCCCGCCTCGCAAGTACGGGCGATCCACAACAGAACTCGACTGCGCATGAAGCCTCCTTCGGATGAGGGAGCCGGGTCGCGCATGGGTTCCGCGAGTGCGATGGGCTCCGGGGACAATATACGTTAGTCTCGTGGGGATGTCCAGCGGCGCGCTAGAATCCGGGAATGGCCCTCTACCGCAAGAAGCCCGTGGACGTGGAAGCCGTGCAGTGGACCGGCGACAACGCCGAGGACGTCTGGCGGTTTGCTGACAAGTGCTTCTATCCGGAGCACTTCCTTGAGTACCCCCGATGCGTCGCAGGGATCTACGACGAGCTGCACGGAACCTGGATCAGGGTGAAGCTCGGGGACTGGGTGCTCAAGGGCGTGCGGGGCGAGTTCTACCCCTGCGACGAGGGCGTGTTCGCCGAGACCTACGAGTTGGTGTGCGATGGATGACAAGGGTTTTGCACCTTTCGACCTCGAAGTGCCCGCACAGCTGGTGTACCCGGCCCTTCAGCCCTTCGCGGCGCCGCTGCCGGGAACGCCGGAGACGCACGCCCAGCGCATGGCGCGCACTGACCGGCAGCTGGAGCGGGAAAGGCGCGAGCGGGCGATGCTGGACGCCCTGGAGACGGCCGAATCCGACTGGCGCGAGCAGCGAGCCAAGGCCGAGCGGCAGCTGGAGACCGTGGCGTTCGCCGTCCTCGGCCTGCATGCGCCGGTGCTGGACAACGGCACCGCCATCACCTGCAACGAGTGCTGTGCCTGCGACTACTATGGCGAAGGGACCGTGGAGTGGCCGTGCGGGACGTTCCGGGTAGTCAAGGAGCTGCTGTGACGGGGCACGAGGAATGGTGCGCAGGTGCGCACACGCAGCCGTACGACTGCTGGCAGGCGACCAGGATGCGGCGGCTGAACGAACTGGACCCGGTGCGGTGCCCGCGCGGCCAGTACCACGCGTTCGTGGGCGCCGACCCACAGGCCCCGTGCGAGCACCGCTGCGGCACGGTGCTGGGCGACATCATGAACCATCGCAGCACCGTGCCGACGGCGCGGGAATACCTGCGCCAGATCGGCGAGGAGGCCTAGAGGCCTGCGCGCGCCTTGATCATGGTCGCCTTGTGCGTCACGAGGCGCTCGGCGAGCTCCGCGTCGAGAGTGAAGTGCTGGATGGCGCACAGCGCGGTCACCGCAACGTCCGCCAGCTCGCCCAGCAGGTCCTCCATGGTGTGTGTCTTGCCCTTGCGGGGGTTCTGGCCGACCATGCCGATGTAGGCGCCGATAGCCTCGCCGCATTCCTCCGCGAGTTTCATGACGCGCATCGAGTCCTCGTGCTCGTCGTGCGGGTTGCTGCGGTCCAGCCAGGCGTTGATTGCGGCGATGTCCGCGAAGAGGTCCACAGGTTCTCCTTGGGCGCCGTACGCATTATGGGTTTCGGTGTCATCGTGGGCGCTGTGGCAGCGTAGCACGATCTACGTTAGGCTGGGCGCATGCAGAAGCCAGTGAAACCAGCGCCGTCCGCACTCGAACTCGAAGCACGGTTCCAGGCCTTCGTGGATAGGGCCGCAGAAGGGATCGCCCGCGACTTCGCAGCCCTACTGAACAGGGCGTACGAGCTGGGCGTCCAGATCACCCCCAGCGAGGTGGATCCCGAGGGCGGCTACGAACTGACATGGCTGCGCGGCAACCGCTGGCACGTCACCGGAGTCGAGTGGTTCGCGGGGATGAAGCGGTGGGCGGTGGTGGACGGTGACTGAGCCGAACGGGTGCAGGCACTGCGGGGTGCTCAAGCGCAGCCATCCCGGCCTGTGGAGTCAGGGGCTCGGCTGGCACCAGTACGTCGAGCCCACCGACGAGCAGCGGCTGGAGCGAATGAAGGAACGCCGCGCCCACCGGCTCTCACGGCACGAGGGGACGCGCTGGCCCGCGCCCGTGGACGACACGAAGTGCGCGACCTGTGGGTCCGAGGTGCTGGGCACGGACATCCCGAGCGTCGCGATCGTGCAATGGGTGCCGTCCAGCCACGGCAACCTGCTGCTCGCGGTGGTGTGCGCACGGCCGAACTGCCTGGCGCACTGGGCTTCGCGGCGTGCGGCAGCCAAGCCGTGCTAGGGTGGGAGCCGACGCGCCACGGAGGTGTGCGGCGACTCAGGGTAGCTCAGAGGCAGAGCGCTGCTCAGATGAAGCAGAGGTCGGTGACTCGAAATCATCCCCTGGGACTGGTGAGGTGGGCCGAGAAGCTCGGCCTGCCGGAATGCCCGTACGTCATCCGCTGGCGCCTGGAAACGCCGCTCGGCTCGCTGCGCGTCCACCACTGGCTGGGTCCCGACGACGACCGGGCCTTCCATGATCACCCGTGGTGGTTTGTTACGCTAGTGCTGCGCGGGGGGTACGTAGATAAGAACCCTGACGGCGACGAGCACCTGCGGGCGGGCTCAGTGCGGTATCGCCCGGCACTGCACCGCCACACGGTCGTGCCGGACGCGGGCGGGGCGTGGACGGTCCTGGTCACCGGCCGCCCGAGGCGCTCCTGGGGTTTCTGGCTGAACGGGAAGTTCCGCAAGGCCAACAAGTGGTTCTTCGCCTACGGCCACCACCCGTGCGATGATGGGCGGCGTGAACGAACGTAAACTGGTACTCAGTGTCAAGATCAGCGACTGCCGGGTGGACGAGTTCCGCTCCGGCGGTCCCGGCGGCCAGAACCAGAACAAGCGCAACACCGGCATCAGGATCGTGCATGAGCCCTCTGGTGCGGTCGGCGAAAGTCGGGAGGAACGCAGCCAGCTGCAAAACCGGAGGGCCGCGTTCAAGCGGATGGCGGCGCACCCGAAGTTCAAGCTGTGGTTGAACCGCCAACTGCATGAGGGCGGCGAGGGCGCGAACCGGGGATACGCCTGGAAGTTTGAGGGCGGCCGGTGGGTGCGCAACGACAAGCCCGCACAGGCCACAGACATCAAGGTCGAGATACGCCGTAACGGGCAATGGGTGGAAGAGGACTGATGCAGGATCTGAGAGTGCGGCTGGCGAGAGTGCTGCGTGAGCACCAGCCGCCTACACACATTGACCCGCAGGGGTTGCCGCGCGACGAGTTCGACTGCTGCGCGGACGTCATCCTGGAGGAGATCGGCCGCGCGGTGCGCGAACACTGCACCGACGGCAACTGCGTGCGGCGCAGACGGCACAGCGTCGTGTCGGACCGGCACCTGTGGAGACACGGGACGGTCCCCCCGGTAAGCCCGGGAATCCTCGGCTCGACGTGTTTCGCGTGCGGGCAGTACGCGTGGCGACGCATCCACCGGGGGGTGGTGGGCTGATGTTCGGGGAGCTGACCATCTTCGGGAGCGTGCGACCGCCCGGGGGGCGCGAATTCTCGACCATGTTCTGGCCGGACACGACGCTGCGCGTCAACCACAGCCCACGCCTGTATCCCATCGGGAAGGTCGTCACCCTGGTCCACGAGCCGGGCGGCGCGCTGGGGGTCGCGACGGAGATCGTCGTGAGCCGGAACGGCCTGCTCACGCTCATGGTCTGTCCGTCACTGAGCATGGGGGGCGTCGAGCGGGGTGGGCGCATGGAGGTCACCGAGGTCAGCGTCGTCCAGGATCCGGCGAACATGCCGCCGCAGGAGAAGAACCCGTGGAAGGTGGTCGGCGGCAGGCTCCCGCGCGTGATCATGCCCTGGTTCCGGGCGGACGAGTGGCCTGGCGCGCAGTGCATCGAGCTGTTCGAGGTCGGCTGGAGCTTCCACGGAGACCTCTGCGAGGTCGAACCGCAGTACGCGATCGACGACCACACGGCACTCCAGGAGCTGGCGCAGTGGTGATCAGGTACTTCACGGGCGGCAGCCGCAAGCAGGTGCACAACCGCTGGCACCGGATGCGGATGCATGCGATCAGGCTCTGCCTTGACCCGTGCCCGCGCAGGCATGACCCCGGCGACTGGCGAAGCCTCAACTGGGCGCGGGTCGTCGAGGCGCGTACATGCAACCGTTGCTGTCGCATCGTGGAGATGAGAACGCCGCCCGCTGTTTCATGAGGGGCAGTACACCAGGAACCCCGTTCCGGGTTCTCCCCGGACACCATGGCGGACGGCTGGTTTGGGGTACGCTAGTCGATCTGGACGCGCCACACGAGGACCGTGAAGCCCTCTTCGTCTACTTCCTGCACGACCGTCGCCTCGTTGCCCGTGTCATCCATCACCTCGACCATCTGCACGGCGCCGTTCAGGTTCGGCTCAAAGACATGGTTGCCGTTCGGCATCCTGTCCCAGTAGCCCAAAGTACCCGTACGCCAGTTGCGCATCAGTCCTCCTCCACGGCCCAGCCGTCCTCCAGCAGGCGCACGCAGTCCAGGCAGCTGACCGTGTTGTTGTCCACCGCGAGCGGGCCCTCGGCAGAGCCGCACAGGGCGTGGCCGGTGTCGCGGCCGGAGTCGGTGTACGCGGCGGCGCAGATGCGCACCCCGTCGTCGGCCAGCTCCTGCGCCATCACCGCGTCCGCCTCGGCGTCATCCTCGATCGCGGCGGCGAAGGTGCTCCATGGACGCGTGCGGGAGCGTTCACGCTGGAGGGCCTCCAGGCTGCCGGGGTCCTCGAACTGGCCCTTGCCGACCACCGGAGCGTCCGGGAGCTTGATCTTCCGGCGGGGGGCGTTGGCGATCTCCTCGGCGCTGGGCAGGCGTTCGTAGAAGGGGGTCTCGGCGAAGACGGTGCGGCAGCGCACGCACTCGGACTCCTGGCACTGCCTCCAGTAGACGCTGTAGAGGCGCGCCATCGCCAGATCGCGGCGCAGGCTCCCGATCGCGGCAGAGGCCCTGCCGTACGCCTTCCCGGCCTTCTTCAGCTCCGCCTTCAGGCGCGCGATCTCCTGCGCCTCGGCACGGGGCAAAGCCTCGACGATCTGCGCGGCGCGCTCCTCCGGGGTCTGCTCGAACGGGTTCTGCGTGCGCAGGACGGCGGCGACGATCAAGGAGTAACTGGAATGGATCTGTGCCTCGGCCGGAGCGTCGAAGGGGAACTCCGCGAGTAGCTGGGAGAAGTCGGCCTGGATGTGCGCCAGCAGGGTGGAGACGTAGGCGTAGTGCTCGGCGGCCACGGGGTAGTCGTTGATCGCGGCCTGAAGGTGCTGCTCGATCTGCGCGATCTGGGAGCGGGTGAGGCGGCTCACCGGCTCAGGACCGTCAGCTGGAGGGCGGCGCCGACCGCTGCGGCGACGACGGCGACCGCGATGGACGCCATCCACGCGCCGAGGGGAGTGCGGGGAGTTTTCATGGGGAGAGTGTAGCAGATACGTTAAGCCGGTGGGGCCGCCGGGCGCGGTGCGGAGACGGGGCGTGCGTCGGTCTCGCGCAGGGCATCTTGGTGCTGCTGGGTGTCGCCCTTGAAGACGTGCGCGGGGTTGAGGCGGTAGCGGTGCGAATGGCCGTCCCCGTACTCCGCGCGCAGCAGCAGCCCGACATCCACAAGCCTCTTCAGGACGCGGGACATGTAGGGCTGCGTGGTCCCCAGCCGTTCGGCTAGCTTCGTGGCCACGAAGGGGGTCCAGCCGTGCACCTCGCACTTCGCGACGATCAGCCAGAAAGTGCGCCACTCCATCGCGGTGAGGTTCAGGTCCGCCAGCGCCTCCGCGTCCAACTGGCCGACCGTGACGTACTGGCCCATGCGATAACCATACCTTCCCGGCTTCTTCTTCTTGGGCTTCGCCAGTTCGCCGGTGCGTGGGTTGAGGACGACATAGTAGTCCTTCTCGTTGACTTCCGCCATCACCGCTCCGCGCCGCCGTCAACTTACGAGGATTCGTAAACTGGCATACAGTCTAGAGCATGTCTGCGCGAGGGCGGCACCGTGTATACTGGCCTAAACCACCGAGGCCCGCATATACGATCCGTTGCAGTATTTGTTACGCCACGTCGTAACTTACGGTACCGTAAGTTCCCAGGTCAACGGCACGTTCCGGGCAAATTCCTTATATATAAAGAGGGCCCCTGTCCGAGCCGAACCCGAAGGGCCTTTCAGGCGGCTACGTTAAGCGGGCGCGGAGCGCTACCCTGGAGCCATGGAAAACGAGCGGCCCACCTGCCCCTGCCACGGCTGGGACGCCTGCGTCCACAAGATCGGCGGGCGGCTGGCGTTCCGCGACGACCCCGCCGGGGGCATCGACTGGGAACGCAACTGGCAGTGGCACTGCATGGCGCAGCCCTGCGACGACTACTCGCTCGTCATGATCATCCTGGACGAATGGATCGGCCGTGGACCTTGAAGCCCTCGCCCTGCACCTGGACGGCACCGTCGGGATCATGTACCGCGACGGCGGCGAACTAGCCTGCACCTGCGGCTGGCCCGACGCCGAAGGCGAGAACACGCGGCAGCTGTGGGCGAAGGTGGAGACCACCTGGTGCTTGGGGCCCTCGACGCGCAGCGAGGAACCGGAGAGGGACGCGTGAGCAAAGTCAAAGTCACAGGGCACCGCTCCCACTTCACCGCGAACCACAAGCGTTTCGCGTTCACCGTATGGAGCTGGTGGTGCCACCGGTGCGACTACCGGGACGTCCTCGAAGTGCCCGACGGGATGAGCTGGACAGTGCTGCCGGAAGACCGGATACGTTAAACTAAGGACATGCCCACCGTACAATCCCTGTGGTACCCCCGGCGCGACGACGACCAGGAACTCACCGCGTACGACGTCTACCTGCACACCACACACGCCGCCACAGGGGAACTGCTCGCCTCCACCCAGCGCGTCCACGGACACACCTGGACCAGGGGCGTCACCGTGCACGCACACGCCACCGAGGACTCCCCGAAAAGCTTCCAACTCGACGTGACGACCGCCCAAGAAGGCGACACCGAGTACTACACCTGCGAACGCGAAGACGGCAGCATCACCTACCTCGTCGCCGTGGACATCGTCACCGGGATCCGCAGACTGGGGTAGGGGATACGTTAAGCGTGAGAATCTGGGGGAACGACTGCATCTGCGAGGAATGGTTCGCCGAAGGGGAAGCCGACCACCTGCCCGACTGCCCCAAAGCCGCGTGGAAGTGCACCGGGGGGCACGAGAACCGGCCAGCGGCCTACGGAGGGCTGGCGCCCGTAGAATGCACGGTGTGCAGGCGTGCACGCAGGCACAGCACGCCCCAAGGGTGGTAAGCCCTAGCGGCGCCGCAACAACAGCCGACACAGCGGATTGTGCCTCACAGGCTCAACCCTCGCCACCAGCAGCGCCTCCGCCGCATCCGCCCGCGCCTGGTAGTGCTCCGCCATGCGCATCAGCCACTGCGTGCCGTCCGGCAACGCATCCAGGGACACCCGTGCCAGCAGCTCCGGATCCGGGGCGTCGGGCATCCGGTTGCGGATGGCGTACGCGAGGCGGGTGATGAGCTCGCTGCGGATCTGGGAGTCGGGCACGGGGGAAGTGTAACACGGATACGTTAAGCTGAAGGGCGGATGGGGGAACCACGTAGAACGGGGGGACGCCGCGCGGTGCCCACATCAGCCCCTTGAGGTTGAGTTATCATCCCCTTGACGTGCGCGAACTCACAGGTTGACACACGCACGGGCACATGCAGGTGAGAGCCGGTGCCACCCCCGCATGCCCACACGTGAACGTGCACGCACCTAGGCGGCATGCCCATGCATGGATGTACGTAGGACCCCCGTGTGCCTGTCCCATGGGGGCCTATGTGTGTACACCCACAGTGCACACACCCGTACGTACACAGGTGGCCCTACTGTGGTACCCCAGTGTGTATGCATGCCTATATGTAGGCCCCCTACTGGGGTACACCAGTGGCCCCACCTGCATGTATGTGCCCAAGTGGAGTACCTCAATACTGGAATACTCCAGTGGGGTGGGGGGTGTTTCCACTGGAGTGTGCCAGTGGAGTAGCCCAGTGGAGTGCGATTCCTGGCCCTGTAGGGCACCGTGGAGCGCCGTACACCCGTGCCTCGGTACACAGCGCCTACTGGGGTGTGCCAGTGGCACAGCGGCCCGTAGGGGGCTTCCACTGGAGTGCGCCAGTCGCACATGTGAGCGAATCATGGAACGTGATGCCCGTATTGCGCCCTATGTGGGCATTCCATCTCATGCATAATCACTCTTATGCAGCACAAGCGCAGGGAGGGCCCTTGGGGGGCGCCTACTGGAGTACCCCAGTCTCGCGTGCCTGCGTTCGTACGCGCGGAACGCAGGCACGCGTACGCGGTACTGAGGGGATGCCCGCCACCGGCCTACTCCAGTCGCTCACGCCTCCGTTGCTTACCCGCCGGTGAGCGAAGGTGACTTTGCGCAGGTCGTGACGTCGCGCCCCCCGTCGGCGCATGTAGTTGAACCCTGATTCGCGCCCGCAATGCCCGGAATAGACGTACTTCCCAGTGAGTCAACACACTGCCAAACAGGCCTTTATGTAGTGCCACCTGCATAAACGTGCGACTATGACCACCCCTCGATCGGCTCTCCCCCGTTCGCTCCGACGGCCGGTTTGGGTCCTAGGACGTCCGAATATCCGCTGAACGTATACGTATACGTTCCGTCTGCTTGTTTCCATTTCAGGCTATAACGCCCTAGTTGTAACCATTGCCCGGCTTGTGCTCGGTCGCCTGGGGGTGCGTAGTACCGGGTGTTGGGTGGTTTCCCGGGCACGGTGTGTTGGGTGCCGTGGGCGGGTCCGCCGTTGTAGGTGAGGGTGGCCATTCAGCTCCCTATTTCGGTGCCTTTTCCGTGTGTTGTGCGGCAGTTGGGGCAGTTCAGCGGGTGTAGTTTGATCATGAATGGCTGTTGGCATTCGTCGCAGTAGACGATGCCGTGGGCTTGTGCCCATGATCCTGCGGTGAGGGTGCGTAGTCCTGCTACGGCCCATGCCAATGCGTCTAGGCGGTCGGGGCTTTTCGAGCTGTCGGGGTGCCAGACGATCATCTGTTCTTCAAGATCGAGGTACCGTCCGACGTGGTGCATGCGGCCTTGTTCGTAGAGCGCCGCTACCGGTTCGGCGCGCAGCAGTTTGCCTCTGGTCGCCCTCACGGCCTGGTAGGGCACGGAGGAATCGACGACGCGCAGCAGGGTGCCGATGTAGTCGCCGCCGTTGTTGACTTCGGCGAGCACCCTATCCGCTTGGTGTTCGTGGTAGGCCCAGACGACTTTCTCCATGACTTCTTGGGGTGAGCCGACCATGGAGTAGTCGGCGAGTACGTAGCCGTGGCCTTGGTGTTCTCCGACGACGACGATTCCCGATTCGTCGCTGGTTTCGCTGCCGGTGACGGCGGGGTCTACGGCGACGACGATGCGGCTCAGTTCGGGGTGTTCGTCTACGCGTCCGCGTTCGATCATCTCCAGGGTCCACAGTGCGCCGTCTACATCTTCGAGGAGTTCTCCTTCGAGTTCTTGCCGCTCTAGCCGGGTGCCTTTCGCGGCGGCGACGACGGAGGCCATGAACGCGGGGCTCAGGTTGGCGGCGTTGTCTACGGTGCGCAGGACTTGCACGTGTACGGCGGGGTCGAGCATGAGCCGTTTGATCAGTTCGCGGGCTTTGCGGCTCGATTTGGGTGTGCCGGTGACGATGCGGATCGCGTCGCCCATGCGTACCGCGTATTGGATGGATTCGTCCCAGGCGGTCTGCCATTTGTCCCAGAGGCCGATTTCGTCGGCCCATACGCCTTTGAGGTTCTTGCCCTGGATCCTCAGCGCTCCGTCGTCGGCGGAGGCGAACCGGATGAGGTGTCCGTTGCGCATGCGTAGTTCGCCCATGGTGCGGTTCCAGTACCGTACGAGGGGCGAGTCGTGCTGTTTGACCTGCACGGCGTTGGTTCCCAGTGCCGCGAGGATGCCGCTGGGGCCTTCGCAGCAGGTGGCCCACGCATCTTCGTACGTCGGTGCGACGACCGCCCATTCTCCCGGTTCGGGGTCGGCTAGGACGCGCTCCAGGAGGATATGGCCTCCGGACCATGTTTTGCCGCTTCCGCGTCCGCCGCGCAGGTAGAGGGTGACCCACGGGCCGCGCGGGGGTAGCTGGTCGGTGCGGGCGGCTTGACGCCATTGGGCGAATTTAAGCGTCGCGAGGAGTTTCTTCTTCTCTTCCGGTGACCATTCCTGCCAGGATTCCGGCAATTTCGGCGTCAACGCCCACCGCCTTGATTTCGACTTGCGTTTTGACGGGGTTGTCGATTCCGAGGAGTTTCGCTCTGCGTTCGGCGATGCGCAGGAGCCGGTCTACGCATTGGAAGACGGGGCCCGGATCCTCTGCCGGTTTCCCGGTGGCGGGGTCGATGATGATGCGGCCTTGCTGCGCAAGGATATGGGGTTTGCGCATCACGTTGATGATGACGCGTTCCATGGCGTCGAGTTTGTCGGCTTCCAAAGAGCGCAGCGCGGAGACGGCGTCGCCCATTTCCCGGACGCGGTCGCTGAGTACTTTGTAGATGTCGGCCGCTGCGACGGCGGGGGTGGAGTAGCCGCATTCTTCGGCGATTTTCTCCCAGGGGATGCCGACGCGGCGCATCTCGATGGCTTTGTGGCGCCGCTCGACCTGTGTCATGGCTTTGGCGTCGGCGGGTAGTGCTGCCATTTCTTCCCTTCCACCTGCACGGTTGACGCATCACGCGCCGAGTACTAGTCTCGCCCTTGTTCCGCTTCCGACCGAAAGGCTGATCATGGCAAGCGACATCGCGCACCGCTACGGCGGCCCGTGCAAGCACTGCGGACAGCCTGCGTACGACTACAACGTGCCCGTGTGCTTGAACTGCCGCCGCACGGCCGAGCGCAACGGCACCGACGCTCTCTCCCGGCTTTACACGCCCGGCAAAGCCGCCGTGCTGGCCGAACTGCGCACGGCGCACGTCGCGGCTTACGATGCGTCTCACGCGGCTTACGTGGCAGCGCAGGACGCGCAGGACGCGGCGAACGCTTTCCCGCACGACGAGATCTTGGAAGACACGGCCGCTCACCTGTGGGCCGAGTACTTCCGCTTGCTTGACGTCCGGCTCGCCGCCGAGCGCGCTGCGCTGGACGCCTCGGATGCCGCTACGCCGATCGTCCTTGACGTTCGGGGTTCCGGCTCCGGCCCGTGGATGTCCTACCGTGTCCGGTTCGCCACGCAAGACCAGGTGCTCGCGTACATGGATGCCCACCCGGGGCGCTACTTCGCCGAGGTGGAATCGGAGCCGGTTCCGGACGCCTGCGGGCGGCTGGTCAAGCGGCTGTATCCGCAGTGCGAGCACGGCATGTCGCTTGCGCTGTGCATGGGCCCCGCGCACTACGCCACGGATGAGGAGATTCGGCAGGGCTGGTGAGCTTGACGCATCACACGTACCGCGCTAGCGTATCCCCCGCACCCCCGACCGAGAGGACCGACCATGAACGACGCATACGGGCCCACCGTGGACTATGTCGCCATCCTGATGCCGTCCAACGCCCCCGTGCGGCACATCCCGTTCGAAGCGGCCGATGACGCCGAAGCGCTGCGCGAGGTGCGGCGTCTGGCCGCGAGCCTCGGGATGGCGCGTTTCGACGTGCACCGCGTGCGCCCGCAGTCCGAGATCGACGCGGACGTGGCGGCGCGCCTGCCCCGCATCGCGCTCACCGTTCCCGTCCGGTAGCACCCGGCCGCGCGTGCGCTCGCGGATCGGCGCGCGGCTACTCGGCAACACCCCTCTACCGGAAGGTTTGGATCATGGTCGCCGCAGTCGTCCAGATGGTTGAAATGATGTTGGTCGCCGTGCTGTTCCTGTGCACCGGCGTGGCGCTGGTCGCCGCAATGGCCGTGCTCGCTCAGGCCGACGTGTGGGCCGGTGTGATCTTCGGTATGGCGCTGTTCGCGTTCGCCGCGTCCCTGGTCGCCATCGTTCAAGGCTCGCGCTCACGGGTGTAGGCGTCCATCTCTGATCGCCAGAGCGCGCGGTCCGTCTCGCACGGGCCGCAGCGTCCGGTACTCAGCCGGTCCCTACCGATCCTGGAGGTTTCCCCATGCCGAGCGACGAGATGATCCTGAACGACGCCGCGACCACGGCGACCGCGCACAGCGCCGTGTGGCGCCCGTCCGCCGAGCCCAGGCACCGTGCGGCGCGCGACTACCGCAAGGCCGTCACGGTGGCGCTGTGGGCCGCGCTGGCGGTCGCTCTGGCCGTGGTCGCCCTGTCGGTGCACCGCTACGGCTACGGCTCCGCCTTGAACGGCGGCTACTTCTGGCACACCCCGCTCACGCCGGAGAACTGGACGTTCGGCTACGAGGTGTACGGCACCCCCGGATGGTTCACCGGCTCCAACTGACGCTTGACGCATCACACACCTGGTACTAACGTAGCGCTCACGCACCGCTCACACGGAAGGCAACGATCATGGCCCAGATGAGGATCCTCGCGGAACTCGGCATCGCACACCAGGCGAGCCTGTCCCCCAACGGCGGATACGTGCTCGCGTTCCCCAACACGGTGGTCAGCGGGCAGGCGCACATGCTGCTCGCCTCCGCCGGGTACCAGGTGAACGCGGTCGGCGGGCGCGGACTGTTCGCCGTGGCCCCGCCGCGCCCGACGTTCAATCAGCGCCACGCGGTCGCAGCGAAGCGGCTGAAAGTCTCGCTGCTGTTCCTGATCCTCCCCGCGTTCTACTTCTCCGTGCCCGTGTACCTGTTCCTGGGCGTGCGCTGGTACCGCCGCCTGCCGGTGGCGAGCCGCCCGAGCATGCCGCGCCTGCGGATGCCCGCCCGCCGCCCGTCCCACGCCCGCTACATCTAAGGACACAGCCATGCCGAGCAAGATCGCCGAAGGCCGCGCGCTGTTCGACGCGTGGGCCGTGGCCTACCGCACGCAACAGCGCATGAGCGACACCGCGCAATGGGCCCGGTTCGACCGCGCCGAGCAAACCGCGTGGGACACCCTGATTGACACGGTGGAACGCGACCACACCCCCGAGACGTGTGCGTGCCTGGCCTGCCGGGCATGGCGCGCGGACGCTCCCGCATCGCTGATCGAAAGGCCGTGACCATGGCCCAGGCCTACCCTGCCGACACCCCCGACGAATTCCGTTCCCGCATGCTCGCGCTGGGCTACGCGTCCGGACGGCGCGACGCGATGCCGGAGCTGACGCGTATGGACGCGCCGGTGCCCACCGAGTTCGCGCAGTCCTACGTGGACGCGGTCACGGCGTACTACGCAGGCGACCTGCGTACCCGCCCGACCCTGTCGGACGCGTGGGAGACGTACCGCGAGACCGGGCGGGTGTCCTGATGCCCAACCCGCGCGGACCTGTGATCAAAGGGGGCGGCGGCGGTTACTGCCACGCGCCGTGCCCGCACGCGCCGCTCACCGGCGCGGACTGGCTCTATCTGCTCTGCGTCGGCGCGGGCGTCCTGGTCGCGGCGCTCACCGTGCTCGCCGTGGTCGCGCTCGGCTGGGCCATGGGAGAGCACGACTCCCAGGGTTGACGCATCACATCCCGGGGACTAACGTATCCCCCACGCACCGACCCACCGAGGAGACGGCCATGGCGAAGATCACCGCACCCCAGCTCAAAGTCCTGATGACGCTCGCGCGCGCCGAGGCCGCAGACGAATGGGTCAAGGCCGCCGACATCCGGTTCGCCACCTTCACGGCGCTGCTGGACCGTGGCCTGATCGATCGCAGCCTGACCACCGGCCGGGTGTGGGTGGACCGGGCCGAGGCGTCCGCCGCGCTATGGGCCGAGCACGGCGCGGCGGATGACAAGCGCTACCTCCACCAGTCGCGGTGCAAGGGGTTCGACTCCGGCAACGACTGCGCCACCTGCGACCGGTTGTTCAACGCCATGGGCGACGCGTACGACACGGCGGAGGCCTTCGAGAACGCGTTCAAGCCGTTCACCGCGCAGTACCGGACGGCCGGAGGCGAGTGGCGCACGTTCCGCAGCGAGGGTCGCAACGACATGCATTTCGCCCGCCGTGCGGACGCTGAGGAGTGGGTTTCCCGCCGCTCGCGTACCTTCCCCGTCACCCGGATCATGCGTGACGGCCTGTGGATCGATGAGACTGCGGCCGACGCGGTCGCGGACGCGTACGAGGCTCACCAGGCCGAGATGGCGGCGCAGGACGCGGACGTTGCCGCCGGTGCCCTCACGGACGCCACGGTGGCCGCACACGGCACGGCGAACCCCGTCACCTTCGACGCAGACGACGGTTTGGACGGCTTGCGCAACCTGCTGACCTACTGATCGCCAGACGGGGGAGTGCGGCTAGCCCGTGCTCTACCCGCCGGTACTCAGCCGGACAACACCCTTAAATCCTGGAGATGATGATCATGAGCTCGACCAAACTGTCCCCCGTCCAGGCCTCCGCGCTCGCGGCCGTCCGGACCGTCAAGGTCTACGTGGACAACGCGGGACGCGTGTACGGCGCGCAGGTCACCGCGCAGACCTTCCGGTCCCTGCTGGCGCGCGGCGTCGTGCGGGTCAACGGCGCGTCCCGTACCCGGCTGTCCAACGGCCGCGCCGGTCGGCGCGTCGTGCTGACGATCGCCGGTCGCTCCGCGCTCGGAGCCTGACCGTGAGCAAGCCGCGTGAACTGTGGACTTACGGCGAGTTGCTCGCCCTGCCCGAGGGGACGCACGTGTGCGCCTATGACGGCGCCGTGTGGCGTCGCGAGTCGTGCGACGGCGTGCCCGTACTGCAAAGCGCTGCGAGTGCCGAGCGGGACACGGTGGTCCTGTCTAGTCTGCGGGTGGGAACCGCGCCGTTCGCGCCGTACCTCGCGATCGCGTCGCCCGAATGGCCGGAGCCGGTCCGTACGCCCCTGCCGGGCGAATCATGGAAGCGCGCGGGACATACGACGCGTGTGCGGGTGGACGCGCTCTATCTGGACGGTACGGGCATCCCGTGTGTGGCCTACAGCGTGACGTTCAACGAATTCGGTTCCTGCGACCGTGGCGCACGCACCGTGGAAGAGTTCACCACCCTCTATGTCCGGCGGGAGGGCTGAGCATGTACCGGAAGATCTGGACGGCCGTGCTCGCGGCGAGCGGCATGGGGTGGGATTCGCGGGACCGTACGTACTACGTGAATCTGGATCTCACCGTGACCGGGCAACCGGAGCCGAATGCGGGGCGGCGGATTCACGCGCAGTTCACCCCCGCGCAGGCGCGCTCTCTCGCGGACTCGCTCAATGAGTACGCGGCCCGTGTCGAAACCTACGGGGGTGGGTCGTGAGCGACACTCCGCAAGATCGCGCGCGGGTACGTCTGGCGAACGGCGTATGCGAGATCGAACGGGCGCTACGGGACTGGCAGTCTCAGGCCTCTGACGCTATCGGCGCGTGGGACGGGGAAGGGTTCGGGCCGTCGTTCTACGCGGAAGGCATTGTATGCGAGATAGCCGAACGGACGGACGCGATCACCGGCGACACGGAGAGGATGCTCCGCAATGGCTGACAACACGTTGGCTTACTGGGCCGTTCTGTTCCTCCGGGGAACCGAGGGTTCCGGAACGGTCACCGTGACCGATGGCGACCGCGCTCCGCACACCGAGGAAACCGTACGCAAGATCATCGAAATCCGGTACGGCGCCGTGGACAGGTTGGGTGCCGTGGGCCCGTTCAACACGTCAGAGCTGGCTCACAAGTACCTGGCGGACGCCACGGCCACGCCGTTCGGGCTGAACTACTGGCTCGACCGGTGTAGTTGACGCATCGCACATCCGGTACTAGCGTACGTACAGCACACCGACACGAAAGAGGTAACGATCATGGTTCGCAGGAATGGCAACGCCCTCACCGGCGGCAACGCGCCGCGCCGCAGCAGCGCCCCGACCCGCACCTTCCGGCAGGCGTGGCAGGACACCGTGTCCGCCGTGGCCGGGAGCGCGTGGGAGACCAGCGCGCAGGTGGCGGCGCAACTGGCGGACGGCGCGGGTATCACCCAGCGCACCGAGCGCTGGTATGAGACGGCGCTCGACAAGTACCGCGCGCTGACCGCCCCCGCGCATCTCTCCCGCTAGGTCGAAACGGGGGAGTGATCCCCCGTCCGTCCGTGGGTGATTCCCACGGCGCTGAACGAGACAACTCAGGGAGTTGACACCATGTACCAATTGCACGCGTTCAACGCGCGCGGCGAGCAACTGCATGACTACAGCATGCTGGGCGGCGGTTACAGCGTCCGCTTCGCCATCTCGGACGATTACGGCGTCATCACGTGGAGCATGGGCGCCACGGCCGGTATCAGGTCCGGCTACGTCGAGCATGGCGGGTGGGTTCGTAACCGCATCGCCTATTTCAAGATCTTGGACGGCCCGTACTTGCTCGCTCGGGCCGACCGGGTCACCGTCAACGGCCGCACCGGGATCGATATCCGGCCGGTGGTCGGTACGGGGGAGTCTGCCCGCGAGGGTGACGGCCGCTACTCGATCGAGTCCGTGAACGGTGGAGGTTGCGCCGCTTTCTTCAACGGCGCGCTGATCGGTGCTGCGGCCGTGGCGCGCGACGCTTACGCCATGGCCCGCGAGCACTATGCGCAGCGTCACCTGTCGCCCGATCAGGCGGCGTCCGAGGCGTACCGGGCGATGATGGGTGACCCGTTCGGCCCGGCCGACCCGCACATGCCCCAGGGCGAGCCGCAGAGCGACGCTGCGGCCCATTCCGAGGTACCGGCGGGCAACGCCGCCCCCGCACCGGCTCCGGCCGTCACGGACGATTTCACGCCCAATCCCTACTGGGGCGACGTCGATACCCGCGTGGTCAAGGTCTCCAACGGAGTGACGGCCGGTTGCGCTGTCTACCGCGCGTCGGACGGTACGCAAGTCGATTTCGTCGAATGGGAAGACGGTCTGTCGCTCTACGCGGCTGGATACCGTCCCGAGACGTGCGCGAACGGCGGAACGGGCATCATCGTCACAGATAACGAGTGGCGGAAGCTGGCGGACGCGATGCAGTGGCCTGCGACCTCCGAGAAGTTCAGCAACGGCCTGGCCGAGCGGCTGCACGACTCCGATTTCCCGGATGACACCATGGGCGACACGGACGGTTTCGGGCACTACTCGCTGTTCCGTGCCGAGTGCGCCGTTCTGGCCACGGACAGCCTGGGTTTCGTGACCGTGGACCAGTACGGGACCGAAGCGGCGGCGCAATTCGCGTGGGACGCTCTCACCGCGCGATATGAGCGGTTCTGCCTCGCGGGTTTGGAGGATGCACTCCCCACGAGTGACTGCGAAGAGATCTTCTTGATCTTCGACACAGCGCGGCACGTGAACGCGACCCCCGACCGGGACGAAATCGGAGAGCACGTGCAGCAGTGCCGTATCTGCCTGCCGTACCGGTCCGCGCTCGACGAGTTCTGAGCCGATTCGGCGGAGCCGGGCCCCGTACCCGGCTCCGGCCGTGCCCGCTCAGGGCTCTGACACAGGAGATGATCATGGACATGCACACCGAGGGATACCAAGCGCTGCGCGCAGACTTCGACATGGCGTTCGACCCCGCCGACACGTGGGGGTCCGTCATGGGATGGCAGTTCGGCGTGGCGGACGTGCTCTGGCACGCCGACCCGGACATGGTCCCGGACGCGTGGCAGTTCCGCCACGGCGCGGGATGTGACGGGAACAGCGCTGACTACCCGGACAGCGACATTCAGGACATGCTGGATGACGGCACGGTCACCGTGGAAGATCTCGCGGCGTTCGGCACCGTGCTTGACCGGTACGCGGACAGGCTCCGCGCCAACGGAAAGGACTACTGACCGTGACCAGCGAATACGTGGGTCCGCCGTGGCCGGATGGCGCGCCAGAGCCGGAGCCGACTTCTCACTTCACGTGCGCCGAGTGCCGCATGCAGAACCTTCCCAACACTCGTAAGTACCGAGTACCCGGCGGGTACGTCTGCGAACTGTGCGCGGAGTCGTACAACGAAAGCGGGGACGGGACGGCCGACGTTGATATCTGGGACCTTCCGGCGAACGTGCAGCCACTTGCGACCACGCTCATGCTGGCCAGCGCGCAGGACAACCTGTCCATAGCGACCAGCCTCATGGAGGACTACCGGGCCCGCGCGCTGCGCGCGGAAGCGACGCTCAGCCTGATCCGCGATGAGATCTCAGGACTCTGCAATGGCCCGTATACGCCGAATCCGCAGCGCATCCGGGAAGCGCTGTACCCGACAGACTACATGATCAACCTACGCATGGAAGGCAACGACAATGACTGAGATCATTCTGGACTGCGGGCACGCTCCGACTCTCAACGCGGGAATCGGCACCGGCTACGGCACGTGGGAGGCCACGGGCGAGCGGCTCTGCTACGCCTGTTGCGACGCGCGGGAACTCGCGCACGTGCTCAGCCCCGAAACCACCGTGTTCGGCGGTTACGTTCAGCACGGCCGGATCACGACGTGGACCGGCGGACCTCTGGCCACCGTGACGGACACCGCGACCAGCCGGAAGCGTTACAGCACGTACGGCCTGCCGCTTCACCTCACCAGCGTCTACGCGGTCACTCCGGACGGACGGCGCTGGTACGGCCGGTATCAAGCGGACAACGGTGATCTGGTCAGGCTGCGCCTGCGCAAGCGGAGTTGACGCATAACGCGCAGGCGACTAACGTAGCCCGTGTCAGTCCGCTACCCGAAAGGAACGATCATGACCGTCCGACTCAACGCCGAGCAAGTCGAGGCCACACGCGAGAAGTTCGCCAAGATCAACGCGCGGGCCGAAAAGCGCGGTCTGGCCGGTCGGCTCGTCCTGACGGCGGAGCCGGTGCATGTGGTCGAGACCAACGCGCTCGGCTTCACCGTGGAGTACGACGCTTTCGACTGCCTGATCACGGGCGACGCGCCCAAGTACGGCGAGTGGACGTTCCTCGCGCGGCTCGACTGGGACGCCAGCGCCGGACTGATCGTCAACTCGGCGCCCGGTATCGACCGCGTGGACCGCAGCACCCTGCGTGAGGGATGGTGCGACCACTGCAAGACGGCGCGCGTGCGCAACAACACGTACCTGGTACGCAGCGATGTCACCGGCCGTCAGTTGCAGGTGGGCGGCACGTGCCTTAAGGACTTCCTGGGCTGGTCGGCTTCCATCGCGTGGCTGGACGCCCCGGAAGAGTCCGAACTGGGCGATTGGTGCGGAGCCGGTGGCGTTTTCGAGTACAGCGCCGAAACCGTGCTCGCGGTCGCGTGGGCCGTCGTCAAGGCGTACGGTTTCCGGCCTAGCCGCATGATCGATTCGACGGCGCAGAACGTGCGTACGGCGCTCTACCCGGGCCGCGACAAGTGGACCCGCGAGTTTGCCGCGATGATCCGGCCGCTTGCTGCGGAGGCCACGGAGCGCGCACGGGAATTGCAGGCGTTCCTGCTCTCTGACGCGTTTGGCGGCGATTCGGATTACGTGCTCAACCTGAAGTCGCTTGCCGGTGCGCAAGCCGTCAACCCCCGCTATATCGGCATCCTGGCGTCCGCGCCCCAGGCGTGGGCCCGCAGCCAAGAGCGTGACTTGGTTCGCCGCGCCGAGCGGTCGCGGCCATCCGAGTGGATCGGCGCGGAAAAGGACAAGATCACCTTCACGGGCGTGATTGAGTCGCTCCGGTGGATCTCCACCGACTTTGGCAGCACGGCGCTCTACATGCTGCGCAACGCGGAGACCGGCAACATCGTGAAGTGGTTTGCGTCGCGTCCCGCGCTCGGCGAAGAGACGGGCGTCATGGTGACGATCACGGGCACCGTGAAGAAGCTTGACGAGTACAACGGCGTCAAGGCCACCGTCCTGACCCGCTGCAAGCTCTCCTGAACGTCGAAACCGGCTCCGGCCGGTCTGACCGTGCGTGGCGCGCACGGCGCTGAATGAGACAAGCCGAGGAGATGATGACGATGACGGCGGAACTGAACGAGACCGATTACTGCGCCTACATGCCGCATCTAAGCAGCATGGCCGTATCCGATTGCCTGGATATGGCATTCGCTGGCGACATGCATTTCGTCGTGCTGCGTAGCGACAGCACCGAAAACCGCCGCGTCCGCGCAGCCGAAGTATCCGCGTTGAAGCGCGCGATAGAGCGTACCTACGGTGTGGCCCTGGAAAGGGCGAACACGTCTTACAGCGAGACGTACGGCTTTCTGAGCCGCACCGAGTGCAGATACCGCGTCGCTCAATCGACGGTCGAGCTCTGGGAATTCAGTAACGAGCCAGGGTTCAACGTCGGCAACAGAGGTGGGGTCGTTGGCGTCGTACGATGCCGGACGTTTACCGACCGCAAGCTCATTGCCAGCGTCAAGAGCCGCGCGGCCGAGCGTCAGCACTACGTACAGACCAGGGATGTCAAGTAAACCGAACGGTTCGCGTGACGCGCGGTTACGGCCGTGGGTCGCGCTCTCCGGTCGGGCAAGCCGAACGGCGAACAGAGGAGAAACGATCATGTACGCAAGCGTGAACGTAGACGGTACCAGCGTCGAGCACGACGACTCCCCGGAAGCGCCGGAGTACGTCACCGTGGAATTCGACACGGACGACACCTACCGGTCCCAGTGCGTGCACTGCCGTGAGAACGTGGACGAAGACGGCACGGCTGAGGACGGCTCCGAGGTGTGCGACAGCCGGTGCGGCGAGTGCGGCCGTCCGCTGGACGACTACGCGGACGGCAGCGACCCGGACGGCGAAGAGTGCGACGGGGTCCACCTGTGCGCCGATGACTGCCCGAACGCCGCGAACGAGTGCGACAGCTTGCAGTGCCACGGCATCGTGCCCGTCAAGCCCGTGCACGTCCCAGAGTCCACGCCCCTATCGTGGGTCAACAGCGCCGGTATCCACCTCGACGCGGAGTCGGACGCGGTCACCGTTTCAATCAGCGTGGGCGACCCGCGCGGCGCGTTCGCGTTCACCGTGCGGCAGATCGAGCCGGAGGACGGAGGCGACCCGTACCTGATCATGCACACGCCCTATCCCGGCATGGGGTGGGCCCACATGCCGCTCACGGAGATGCACCCGGGCACGTACCGCGTGATGGACTACGGGTGGACTCCGCCGGAGCCGGAGCCGCTCCCCGTGCCCGCGTGGCACAAGCGGCTCGCGGCGCGCTTCCGGGCCGCGTGGGTCGCGTTCCGCCAGTAGTCCGGCGGGTTTGCTGCGGCGCGCTCCACGGAGCGCGTTGCGGCATGTCCGCCGGACCCGAACCGAACGGAAGGGGAGTGTATGGCCGTACCCCCGCGCATGACGCGTCAGCAAGCATTAGAGCAACTCGCCGCTCTCAAGGCGCATCTCGCCGAGTCTCGCAGACACTATGTCGAGCACACCGAGATGTGCGCTATATGCGTGTTCGATACAGGACCATGGTGCAAGGCCGGGTTGTTCCGGCATGCCACTTGGTGCCGTGAAGCAGGCGAGTTGCGTGCGTTCGTGCGCCTGCTCGCCCGGAGGCTTGACTAACGTAGCGCCGTAGGGACGTCCCTACGGCGCTACCGGGCGTCCCCCGGTAAGGTGATGCCCAACCGGCCGTCAACAGCGCTCTGTGGCGCTGTGCGAGCCGTCAACCAACCGTCCAACGGAAGGGGAGTCCCACGCCGATCGAACTCATGCCGCGCGAACGCGCACGCGTCTACCCGTTCGGGGTCCTGTGGTTCTGGAAATGCTCCGCTCCGCGCCCCCACGGGGGACGCTCCCGCTCGCTCTCCGGCGCCTATGACGCTGCCGTGGCGCACTTGTGCGCCGAGCACGGTCCACGGCTCACGGTACGCAAGACGCGTCGCGGCGGGCAGGCCCGCTGGTTCCTCATGCTCGAATCACGCACCGCGCATCCACTCGGTTACATAGACCGCGTGGCGCAGGTGGGCTACCGGCCGAGCGCGTGGATGTACGACACTGAACCGCGCCGCCTGGATGTACTGCCGTTGACGCACAGCCATGCTGCTGCGGCGTCGAGCATCCTACGTGTCAACGGGTTGATGATCGGACATGGATGGGCGTGGGACGGCACCGGCCGACAGCCCGTGACGATCATGGAGGGGCGGCCGGGAGGGACGGGGGCCGGAGCGAATAATATGGGCACATTGCATGAAGGAGCCCAGAAGGAGCCTCAATCAAATGATACGCACACATTCTGAAGGAGCCTGAAGGAGCCCCGACTGAATTGAATCAAGGAATTACTGAAGGAGCCTCGAATGAAATGGGCGAACGCGCGCGAAGGAGCCTTGAACGACTTAGGCCGACGAGCTTTAAGGAGCTGCCCGGGAAGGAGGGTGACCGTCAGAATCCGTGGCAGCTCGCGCACAGTTCCACAAGCATGTCGAACAGCGCCTGCAAACCCTCAAGCATCAGAACCCTCCTTCCGTGCGGTTTCGAAGTTGCCCTCCCAGACCACGCGGTCCATGAACGTACCAAGGCGCTTGCGCTTCTCAGTGCGCGCCGCCAGGACGGCACCCAAGCCTGTGAGCCGCGCAAGCGCGAAGACCACCTCAAGTACGTCAGCCAGCTCCTCCGCCTCGCCCTCCGGCCCGGCGTCCAGAAACTCCCCGACTTCCTCCAGCAGCTTCTCACGCAGGAGCTTGACGTACTCCTCGGTGTCGGCGGTACGGGTGATCGGAATCTGGCCGTTGGCCCTGATCGCGTCAGGCACGCCGTCTCGCACCAGTTTGGTCGGCGACGAAGGAGGGTCCCGGTGGACGGCGAGCTCGTGCTGGACGATCAAGCCGATCATCTCGCTGACGGGAACCGGCTCGACTTCCGACCAAAAGCCCAGCTCGTTGCCCTCGGTGTAGCAGTCCTCGCACCACAGGCGCAGGAATTCATCCCACGCGAATACGCGGTAGCGGGCCCAAGACGGCATTACTCCACCGCACCTGGAGGGGTCTCGTCCAGCATCAAGCCCGTGAGGATCTCCGCGCGCGTCGGCGCGGAACCTTTGAGTTTGGCCAGCGCAATTCGCATACCCTCAGCCTCGCGGATCCATCGCAGCGCCGCGTCATGCACGACGTCGCCGGTATAGGCCTTGTTGTCCCACTCCTTGATCTCTCTCATCTCCGCCCGCGTGAAGCCGCACCAGAAACCGATCTTCGGCTCGCCGCGCGGCGCCTCGATCTGTACCGACCCGCTCTCGGTGAGCTCCACGTCCATCTCCTCGGCGGTCATGGCGTCGTAGTAGTCGGCCATGAAGCGCGCCGCCGCGTCCCCCAGTTCGCTCAGGCAGCGCACCGCGACGAGCCAGTGGGCCGAGCCGTCGCGCACCGGTTGAAGGGCGGCGAGGGCCTGGAGGGCGGCGTTGCCCAGCTCCAGTTTGCGGCGCTCCTGCTCGTCCTGCGGCATCATTCGGCGTCTCCCAGGTAGAGGCCTGGGCTGCTGCCTGGGCCTGCACTCAGAGTGACGCGGTAGGGGGCGTAAGGGTTGGAAACCCATGGGGATGCCGGGTACTGCCACTGCGGGAACACCACCACGGGTGGGCAGATGTGCGGCACCTGCACCGGCGAGACGTTGATCGTGCGCAGCGGCACGACCTCCACTGAGGCTCCAGTATGGAAGGGGGCGAGCAGCTGCTCGATGGTGGAGCGTGCCCCCTCGGCCTCGCCCGCAGTGGTGTACGGCCCGTAGACCTGGAGGGCTACCTCGCCCTCGCCCATTACCATAACGACGTGCACGGAAGCTCCTCGCGGTGCCGCGTGTTCAGCGGGTGACGTTAGTCCTCTGGGCACCGAAAGCTTAACGTATCATTCCCTGCCGAGGTCCGTCCACCATCCCGTTGCCGGAACCGGGATAACGTCCGAAGGAACACCCCAGAACGGGCGCTCCTCAGGTGGGGGAACCGTATCGTCGTACAACCGGCGCGGCCTGTACCGCTTAGGCGGACCGTTCAGGTGCCGCTGCCGTGTGTAGCCGTAGTCGGCCATCGCCTTCGTGCACACACCACACCGGCAACCGTGCACGTAAGCGGCCCAGTTGTGCTTCTCGGGCCCCGACGGCCTAGCGTTCTTGCAGAACAAACAGATCACGCGCCACGCGACGTCCGCAGACTTGCTCCCCGGCTTACTCCAATGCACATGGGCGCCGTCGGGAGCGCGGCCCTGGAGCACGAGCTTCTCGGTCTTGCCGCACAGGTGGCACGCCGCGCCGAGTTCCTCGATCTTCTTGAGATGTGAGGGGGCCACAACCGCCCCCTTTCATGCTCCCCGCCCTGGTATCGATCCAGGTACTTCTCGATTAACAGTCGAGCGTTCTGCCATTGAACTAGCGGGGACCGCGCGGAGAGTGCAGGGGTCGAACCTGCTCCAGGTTTCCCTGCCGTCCGCTTTCAAGGCGGCGCCGTTACCGTTCCGGCAACTCTCCAAACCAGCAGCAGAACGATTTTGGGATACGCGTTGACCTCGGCTGCTGGTAGCGGAAGGTAGCGGACTCGAACCGCTAACGGCTTTCACCGCCACGCCTTTCGAAGACGCTTGACGCACCAGTGTCGGACCTTCCGTGGCGACGGTGGGATTTGAACCCACGGCCTCTTCCTTCGGAGGGAAGCGCTCTATCCGCTGAGCTACGTCGCCTTAGCGGTCCTGACGGGACTTGAACCCGCGACCTCCACCTTGACAGGGTGGCGAGCACTCCAGCTGCTCTACAGGACCACGACCGGCGGCGGGAGTGTCCTGTGGGAGGGTTCTCGCTATGGCCACCGGGTTGAGCTCGACAGCGTAGGGAGCGCGGGGTGCGAGGCCACTATGGCTGTCGATCGAGCGGGCGCTCCGAGTGGACGGAGCTGCTGACGGTCGCTGGTGCACCGTGGACCGTCAGGTTACCTCCCCAGGGCCCGCATGGAGCCCGACAGCGCCCGGCACATGGTGCGCGGAACCGCTTGGCTGTCGGACAGTGAGACTCGGCAACGAAGGCAGAGTGAGCTGCGTTCCAAGACTGGTCGCCGAGTTCGCGGAGAGAGTGGGAATCGAACCCACGAACCGAATCAACGGCCGCTGCCATTCCAGGACAGTGCCTCCGCCAGCGGGGCCGACCTCTCCAGGTTCGCCGGTAGGGATTAACGAGTGCCGGGCGACTCACTCGGTATTGCAGCCTAACCGGCACAACCCGGTCCGGCAGCCCGTTGCGGGGCGGTGCGGATGGACACGCTACCTCCCGTGCCTAGTCGGAATCCAACACGGGTAAGCCTTGTCCTGCGAGCGCGCAATCTCCGACATGCGTCGCTCCCCGCCGACCACGCGGCGGTAGTGGACCTAGTCGGATTCGAACCGACGAAACCTCCCGCCTGCCGAGCGGGCGCTCTGCCGGGCTGAGCTATAGGCCCAATGCGGCTGACTCCAGATTCCCCACTTCAGGCTAGGACCCTTGCGGTTGCCTACCTTCGTCTTCCGGGGAGTGGTCTTCATTCAGACGGCGCAGTTCCTAGCTGCGCTCCCCACGGCATGCCGCATGCCGCCCAGTGGAGTTGACGGGATTCGAACCCGCGTCCGCCTCGATGCAAACGAGGTGCTCACCGTTGAGCTACAACCCCTTACGCGGCTGCCAGTGGCTAGCATGGCTTCCGGGTTACTTAGCCCGTTGCGCGCCGCTACGCATCGTGGACCGGCGGGGAGTCGAACCCCGGACCTCTCGCGTGCGAGGCGAGTGCTCTACCAGCTGAGCTACGGGCCCTTATGCGGCTGCCTCGTCCCGAACTAGTATAGGGAGTTGGCTTTTTGGAGGGGCTCCCCTGGGGGGCTAGCCCTAATCTCCGCGCGGCGTGCCGCACGCCTCGTCCCCCCGGCCGGATTCGAACCGGCGACCTTCGCCTTAAGAGGGCGCAACTCTGGCCGCTGAGTTACGGAGGGTTGGTCTTACTGTACCGCAAAAGATACGCCTGGACGCTCTCGCAAGCCTCCGGGTCGGTCTCAAAGAACCCCGCGAGGAGGTTGCAGCGGTTACAAAGGAGCGCTCGCACGCACTTCCCACAGCCGCCCCGGTTGTTGGGGCAGCAGGAATGGTCGTGATCGACTACGACAGCTTCCTTCTTCTGGCAGGCCGCACAGAGGCCGCCTTGCTCTTCATACATGCGCTGCTTGTCGGCGATACGGATTCCATGGGCGTCGTAGAGGCGGTAAGTCCGACATTTATCGCGATTCTCTTTGGCCCATTCATTTCTGCGTGCATGGGCACATTTCTTGCACCATGTTTGGCGGCCATCTTTTCTACGCGAGTTCCTTGAGAATTCTTCAAGGTTCTTCACTTCACCGCACTTGCCACAGCTCTTACCGGTGATCACAGCAAGAGTCTAGCGGGTGGGCCCGACAGGATTCGAACCTGCGACCCGCTACTTAAAAGGAAGCTGCTCTAACCTGACTGAGCTACGGGCCCTAAGTGGGGATGGGAGGATTTGAACCTCCGACCTCTTCCTTATCAGGGAAGCGCTCTAACCCCTGAGCTACACCCCCATGACCGACAGCGAGCCGGTTATGGTCTTCGAAAGCTACATTGCTGCCGATCTGAGCCCCTGCGACGAATCGGACGCCGGTCCCTCGATTACGAAACGAGTGCTCTGCCATTGAGCTACAAGGGCGTGTCCGGTGGCGAGCCTTGGCGTGGATCTCGTACCGTATATGGCCACCGAATCGAGCACCTGCCCGGATTTGAACCGGGGTCATTCTTCCTTTGCAGGGAAGCGCCTCGCCTCTCGGCCACAGGTGCATAGTGTACGTCGGGATAGCCGGATTTGAACCGACGACCTCTTCGTCCCGAACGAAGCGCGCTACCAAACTGCGCTATATCCCGTTGATTGCGGCTCCCCCGGCGTATCTGGCCGACGGAAAGTTCAGCGGCTCGGCTAGATACATTCACCATGTCCGCTACCCTTGGGTTCCCGCTTCTCATCCTTGCCCTTGGATCGTCGGAATGACAGGAATCGAACCTGCGTGGACCTGCTCCCAAGGCAGGCGGGCGACCATTACCCCACATTCCGGCGCTGTAGACAGGGTTCGAACCTGCGACCTTCGCGTTGGAAGCGCGACGCTCCGCCATATTGAGCCACTACAGCACTGCCACTGTGCGGGCATCTTGCTCGCCCACTACCGCGATTGTCGCCGTGGCCGCGACGCCGTAGCCCGTACGGGATTCGAACCCGTGCCTCGCACCTTGAAGGGGTGGGATCCTCGGCCGCTAGACGAACGGGCCATGTCCGGCAGCGAACTGTACTTGGGTTTCCTGCTCATTCTGGCTGCCGGAGAGTATCCCCGACCGGATTCGAACCGGCGATTTTCACCTTGAGAGGGTGATGTCCTGGAACCGCTAGACGACGGGGACATGCGGTGCCGCGAGGAGTTTGAGTCTCGGAGGGTACTTGGGCACCTCGTCCGGCGACGTTGGGTCTCTGGGTTTCGAGCTGAGACTGGCCGCCGGGTTGAGCGGATGACGAGAATCGAACTCGCGTATCTACCATGGCAAGGTAGCGCTCTACCATTGAGCTACATCCGCATTTCGCGTCACTCTGGAGTTGTCAATTAGCGTACTACGGGTAGTGCTAGCCGTTCCGCGTTCGCTTGAGGATCCTCTTGATCTTGCCGGTGTCCTTCACCGAGACGGCTCCCTCGACGGGGTCCGTGACGCGGAACAGGTTGTCGTGCGCGATCCGTTCCTGCTCCGCCGTGTACTCCCGGTGCCGGTCCAGTGCCGCGAGGAGCTCCTTGGTCTCTCTGCTGGCCATCAGTACTCTCCTTTCGCTCGGTTTGGTGGGCCCGGGAGGATTCGAACCTCCAAGGTAGGGCTTTACAGGCCCGCCTAGCTTATCCCTGGCTCGAACCCCTGCGAGAACTAACGTATCTCATCCACGCTGGGCTGTCCAACTGTTTTGCGCGGAGAGGATGGGATTCGAACCCATGAGGCCCCTTGCGGAACCCACCGACTTAGCAGGTCGGCGCCATAGACCGGACTAGGCGACCTCTCCAGGTACGGCCCCCGGGTACGAGCCGGGGACGCGGCTTCGCTTAGCCGACCAGCATGGCATCCGATAGGGCCATCGGTCTTCGGCAGCCTATGACACGAAGCTGCGCACTCGCCTTCTTGCAGGCTTGTACCGCGTGGCAACGACTGGTAACGATCCAGCCTCTAGGCTTTTTCAGAGCCTCGCTAATCCTTCTCAGCTACGTTGCCGTGGTATGATCTAGCGTTCTTGCGCCCGCGCCATGTCGGCGTTAACGCATGGCAATTGGGGCAGAGCAAGCGCAGATTCTCGATCCTATGGTCGTCCGGCACTCCATTCGCATGATCCACCTCAAGGGGAATGCGATCCCCCTCCCAGTCGATCCGCAAGCACCTTTCGCATCGCCATTCTTTGAGTCCAGCTCCGATGAGGCGGTCTCGAAGCGCAGAAGTTCTGTACGTTGAACCTGGTACCAATATCTGTTCAAGAGGGAGTCGTGCCGGGTGGTTTTCGCGGGTTCCCACCCAGGATTGCCCCGTCCAGTGGGAGGTGTCCAGCCCGAGCCGACTCACATGCTTTTTGACCGTACCCCAGTTCCCGGCCGCCGTCACCGACAGGCCGAGTATCCCGATGACCTGGCGGATCGATTGACTGCTGGCGACCGCTTCCCTGAGTTGTTCATCCGTCCATCTGCACCGATTCTTGCTGTATCGAGCCATACGGGAAACAATATAGCTCAGGTCCGACAGACTCTTCCAACTGAGCTAAGGCGCCATGACCGACAGCGCACCCATGTTGGATACCGGGCCCTGTTTGGCTGTCGTTCGCGGTGTTGCGGGACTCGAACCCGCCCGTCCCGGAATCAGGCCCTTCAGGGGGCCCTATCCGTACCGTCTCCACGTACACCATTCCACACGAGTGCGCACCCGCGTGTCCATCACCGGCGCTTGCAATCGCCGGAGCGCTGACGGGACTGGATTCGAACCAGTATCTCCGGAGGGGGAGCGACCCCAAACGCTCCGGTGTGGTTGCCTCAACCGACCACCCGTCAAAGCGCAGGGCCCGCTACTACGAGTACGGAGATCTTACTCGGGGAGCATTCCGCTACGCGTACCACTGTCCCGGGTTGGCCTCTCCGTCCGCCAGGTAAGGGTTCTGGCGGCCACCTGCCGTGCAAAGGGGAGGGGTCGAACCTCCAGGGCTCGGGCTACAGTGTGATCTGCTCCCTCGCCCACGTGACGGCTCGTCATTCACATCACCAGCCGTCAAGACACCTCCCGATGAGGCTTCCTTCGCTCCTTGCCGCTGCCGAGGGCCATGGTCCCTCTTTTGGCCGGGCGTACAGCACACCCGGAGGATCGTCGCCGGTTCGGCCGGATCTCCCGTCGTTCACCCTTAATGGGGTACAGCGGGGCTCTCCCGATAAGGCGTCCTCTCGGGCCTTTGAGCTACGGCGATCGCTCGTGCGCCTGGAGGGATTCGAACCCCCGGCCTCCTCATCCGTAGTGAGGCGCTCTCTCCGCTGAGCTACAGGCGCGTATTCAGTTTACTTTGTGGAAGGCCTAACCCACGTCAGCCCGCCCGGTCTGGCCCAACTCCGTCGCCAGACTTCCCGGTCCGCCGAGTGATCGGGCTCGGCGGACCGCCTGCCCGCGTGCGCGTCGGGGCAGGTCGTTCGTGTATTCGGCGACTGTTTCTATCCCCATTTCTGGGTACTGGGACGTTGGTCAGTGCCGCTCGCCGAACTCCGTAGCCGCTCACCAGGCTGACGCTACGGAACGTGTGAGTAACGGGGGTCGAACCCGTCTGCCCGGTTCCACAAACCGGTGCCTAAGCCGCTCGGCCATACTCACCGCAGGTGGGGAGGGACTTGAACCCCCAACGACAGGTTTTGGAGACCTGCGCTCTACCAGTTGAGCTACCCACCTATGATCGACGGCCAAGGGCTAAGAAGTCCAGAAACCCAACCTTGAAGCCGCCGATCCGTGCTACCGGCGACTCGGGACTCACTTCGAGTTCGAGCCACGATCGCCGGGTGGTGCTTGTGGTACGCCGGTCGGTCGCCAAGGGCCGAGACAGGAAGACGTCCAACCTTGGAGCGGATCCGATCGGTCGTGCGTCGGCGGCGATGAGATCCGGGTTTCCGCACCCTTTTCGGCTGCCGACTCGATTAACGTATCACGCCCCCGGCGGGTACCGCAAGGTTTTCGCATCCACAATGGCCAGAGACGGTGCGCCCGGCTGGATTCGAACCAGCGACGGCCCGCCTTAGGACGGCGGCGCTCTATCCGCTGAGCTACGGGCGCGTGAAACTAGATGGACGAGTTGAACGCCGCCACGGAGACCTGCCGGGCGGAGGGCTCCAGGGCCTCCGCGACGACCTTCTGCAGAGCCCTCCCCGAATGCAGCCGCGCAAGATCGGCGAGGCTCATCATCCTGAGGTCGGGAACCTCAGACACTAGCACGTCCGTGCTGTCCATCTCCCACTGCTTCCTGTCGAGGATCGCGACCGCTAGACCGAGGACTGGAACGACGCGACCGCGACCCTCTTGGCGTCGAAGCCGGGCAGCACGCGGGACATTCCCTCCGAGCCGTTGCCCTCCTGGGCAAGGCGCCCGAGCGGCACGGCGCGCGCATCCAGGATCCCCGTGGAAAGCGCGGTCTTCGTTTCGGCTGCTGCCGTATCCATGGTGTCCGTCTCCTGTCGCATCCTGCCGATGATCGTCGCCTCGGGACGTGTTGATCGTCCGGCCTCCCGCGTGTCGGGCGGGCGCTCTGCCGCTGAGCTACGAGGCGGTGCGTGGCGGTGTGCTTGGTATAGGTCTCGTACGCTACGTGACCACCACAACGTCAGCCTAGCCAGATTTGAACTGGCGACCTCCTGGTCCCCGACCAGGCGCGCTGCCAAGCTGCGCCATAGGCTGTAACCCCAGCGGCCTTCCTAGGTGCCCCAGGGGCATCCGCCTGGGCGTGGGAGCTGCTTCTCCCGTGCCCTGCCACATTGCAGCAGTTCTCTAGGGTTGGCGGACGCGTAGCCTCCCCGAGAATCGGACTCGGGACCTCTTCTGTGTGAAAGAAGCGCTCTACCACTGAGCTAGGAGGCCAAAGGTCGCTTGCGGTTTCCCCACGTGGGAGTGAGGGAGTGGCAGTTGGGGCAGAGGATACGAAGGTTCTCTAGGCGGTTATCATTGTGCACGCCATTAATGTGGTCGAGATGAAGGGGTATCGGGCCATTTAGCCATTCCGCCAGGCCGCATCCCTCGCACCTCTCCTCCTTTAGTCCGGCTTCGACGAGGCGTTTGCGTGTCCTGTCAGACTGGTAGGTCGAGTTGGGGGTCAGTACTAGGTTGAGACTTTTTCGACGCGAGTCAGGTGCTGGCAGGCCAAACTCTAGCCCCAACTCCCTTATGCGCCTCTGAATTGAATGCCACGCACCCCTCCCTAGGCGCTTTTGCACCTCGAAAGGAGTTGCTGACTCAGCGACCGCATCCCGAAGCTCTTCATCGGAAAAGGATCTGCTCCCCTTGAAGTGCGAGAAATCTACGCCAGCAACTTGAGCTCTTGTGCGCAGCCGAGTTGGATTGGTCCCTTGTAGGCCGAGAATACGAGAGACCTGACGCCATGAAGTTGCTTGAGCTACTGCATGGCGCAGATCATCGTCATTCCAGCTCTGCTTCACAGCTCAACCCTACCACAACGTTGAGCCATTGAGCTACAAGCCGGTACTGGCGGCGGGACTTATACGGGTTTCGAGCTACTCTCGGCCGCCAGGCGGTGCCGTGTTAGCGTAGCACGACAGCTAGGCGGGCGTGGGGCCCGGGGGAAGCCTAGCTGTCGCACCGTAGCCGTGGCAGGTCTTGATCCTGCGACCTTCCCGTTATGAGCGGGATGCTCTACCAGCTGAGCTACACGGCCGTGCCCAGAGTGGGATTCGAACCCACAACTAGCGGTACTTGAAGCCGCTTCCTCTTCCCTTGGGATACCTGGGCGTGCCCGCAGTGCGATTCGAACGCACAACTCCCCGGACTTAAATCGGGTGCCTCTGCCGGTTGGACTATGCGGGCGGACAGCGGCGCACGTATCTGGGTTTCGTGCTGTATGTGGCCGCCGAGCCGATCAGGTGGTGCCGTCGTGGACCTTCTGCCACTCGGCGGCGATACGCCGAGTGTTCCTGGCCTCGACGGGGTTGTCGTTGCGCTCGTCCAGCTCCGCTTCAGCGAGCTTGATGTTGATGTTCGCCTGAAGCGCGCCCTTGATGGCGGTCAGGTCGGCCTTATGTTCCCTAGCCATTACCTCCCCTTTCGTTGGCGGACAGTGGCCACGGCGCGTGGTGTCTGGGTTTCGTTCTGAATCTAGCCGTGGAGTGCGGTTGAGGGGAGTCGAACCCCCACGCCCCTTGCGGGACACTGGCACCTCAAGCCAGCCTGTCTCCCATTCCAGCACAACCGCGTAGCCCGAGTGGGATTCGAACCCACACATTACTCGGGTCTGAGCCGAGCTCCTACTTCCGTTGGGATACCGGGCCATGTGGTGGGCTTTGATTGAGGCGCCCACCTGATCCGGAGGGGACTGCCATCCTTACTCCGAACCCGAGACGCACGCTGGCAGGCGTTTGCCCCTGCACTCGCTCCCCGCCGAGGATTCGAACCTCGAACTCCGCGTCCAGAGCGCGGTGACGTTGCCAGTTACTCCAACGGGGAATTAGGCTATTCGGTAGCCGTTCTACGGGCTTTCGTGCGTAGACGATGACAATTCGAGCACACTAGCTCGCACTTCGCCACTTCTTTTTTTACGCGACTCAGGCTGTATCCAACTTGTTTCGCGGAGCTGATGTTGAACGACTTCACGCCCGAAACATGATCGAAATCCATGACCTCTGCGTCGAACGTTCCGCCACAATCTGTGCAGGGATGTGACTTAACCTTCCCGAGGTACTCCGTCACCTCAGCCTTTACTCGCGCCCGGTTACGGCGCACGAGCTCTGCATGCGTTTCTTGATTCTTCGCGTACCAGGCTCGCGCATAGGCGTTACGGGCCTCTGGATCTTTGTACGGCATGCGGTCAAGGTATTCGATCGCACCGACAGATTATGAACCTGACGGTTAGTAGCGGGGGCAGGATTTGAACCTGCGACTTTTGGGTTATGAGCCCAACGAGCTACCGAGCTGCTCTACCCCGCGTCGTATTTGGTACTTTACCAGATCCTCGCGTTGAACTCCAGGGTTTCGAGTTCCCTTTGGCGAGTTGGTCTGCCCAGGTAGCCGGAGCCGTGTGGGAACCGGCTACCCGAGCGAGACTAACGTATCGCAACCGACGGTGCAGATACAATGGGGTTCGCCGCACGGCTGGCCGCCGGAAGGACACACCACACGCTGGCAGCGACCACACTTTGGAGAACGGTACGATGTTGGCTGCCGGGAACAGTCTACACCCGGAAACCCTCGGGGTCGTTGCGGGTGTCGTACCCACATTTTGGACACAGGTGCCCGCGCTGCTGCGTCGCGGGCTGCGCATTCGCGAAGTCCACCAGGTCGTCGCCGATCGTCACGATACCCTTGGGGTCCAGCACCGAGACGTCCAGCAGGACATTGACGTCATATTCTGTATATCCGGTGCCGCTGTAGTCGCCGTCCAGGTAGGACAGGAACTCGGCCAGCGCGTCCGTGTCCGTCGTCGCCCGGTCCCGCAACCGGTTGGCGGCCAGCAGGATCCGGCGTCCGGCGTCCTCGTCCACGTCCACCAGAACCGCGTCGATTTCCGTCCAGCCCAGGCCTGCGGCAGCGATCACCGTGTGGTTGCCGGACAGGATCTTGCGCGTCGCTCGGTCCACCACCACCGGGAGGAACTGCTTGTTCTCGTGTAGCGACTCCGCGATGCCCACCACGTCGCCCTGGTTCGGGTTGCCGGGGTAGAGCTGGAGCGAGGAGATCGCGACACGCTCGATCTGGCCCAGCAGCGATTCCACGCGCTCTCCTTAGTCGAGGACCCACACGGCGGTCGGCAAGGTCCCGGTACTCGTCGTGACCTTGATCCATTGGCCCGGCCCGAGCCGGATCGGGGTGTTCGCGGGGAGGGCGCCAGCGGCCTGGCTGACCACGGTGGACACGGCGACCGTGTTGACGCCTCCAGCGAGCCGGGAGACGGCCACCGTCGTGACGTTCGTGCCGCCGCTGAGGTACACCGTCGCGGGACGCCACAAGGTGTTGGAGACCGATGTTCCGTCCACCAGCGTCGGGATGCCGGAGCTCGGCACACCCGGCAGGTTCTGCTCTTTGATGATCCGCAGGCCGGTGCCGAGGCCGCCCGCGCCCGTACCGGTCTGGATCGTCACGGTGGACGGCGAGCCCACCAGTCGGATCTCGCCTAGCGCGGCGGCCAAACCAGCGCCGGTGTTCGCGCCCGCCGCCTCCGAGTCGCGCAGCTGGACGGTGCCTTCGGTGTCGAGCACCATATGGATGATGGGCCCAGTGGCCGACTGGCCGGTACCGACAATGTTGACGTGGAACGTGCAACCTTCGACGCACGCCTGGTCAAAATACATCGCGTGGAGTGCGGAAACCGTGCCACTTCCGGCGGAGTCCCCGTATGAGCCGACCGGGCAGATACCGGACCAGGAATACAGCACCGTAACATTGTTGCCGACGGTGTGCTCCGTGGCATAGAGGCCGTAGGTGTAGCCCCCGTTGCATACGACATTCTTCAGGACGTTGGACGCGTTGTTCCCGTTCGACGGCATCAGGCCGCCGATGGAGAGGCCGCCGGAAAGGAGCGTCACGTTCGTGAAGTCGCCAAGGTTCGGCGTGTTCTTGTAGAACTGGACTACGCCGTTGGTGCCGTACGCGAAGTTCTCCGCGTGGAACCGCGCGCACCCGAAAACGTTAAACGCGCTATACGTCCACCCGGAGTTCACGTGCGTCGTCAGGACCGTGAAGTCCCTGAACACCACGCAGGTGTTCGTGTATGTGGGCGTCGTGTTCGCGCCCTGGAGGACGCCGTAGTTGAATTTGCCGGTCGGCCCCCCGATGACGCTGGGGTTTCCGCCGTTGGTGATGCTCGTGCTCTGCGAGCCGGATGTCGTGAAGCAGCCGAACGACTGGATGCCGCCGTTCCACACCGGGTAATCGCTGTTCCAGTACCTGGTCTGGCCAGCGTCTTCCGGCCCACGGAAAACCAGGGTGACGCCGTTGTTCGTTTCCGCGTTGACCGGAATGGTCAACTGGGAGTTGTAGACGGCGTTCGTGCCGTCGGTGCTTTTCAGCGTTCCGCCGACACCGTAGTAGAACCCTGCCGGGGTGGGGAAGAAAACCTCCGCGTACCCCGAGTGGTTCTGTGCGTAGGTGTTGGCCGCAGCGATGGCTGCCTGGATGGCCACAGTGTCGTCGGTGGCCCACAGAACCTGCAAGCCGGTGGCTGTCAGGGTCGGCGTGGTGTTCCAGGTCGCGGTGAACGAGGTGCCGCTGTTGACGGTGGTGATCGTGCCGACGGAGGTGGTCTGTCCGGCGGTGCTCTGGTTCTGGAGGGCGTTCTTGACCATGACGACTTTGCCGACGTCGCCCGAGGTGAGCACCGACTCGTTGATGGTGACCGTCGTCGTGCCGTTGGTTGCGCCGGTGTTGGAGATCTTCCCGTCGCCTTTGGCTCCCTGCGCCAGCACCGAGAAAACCCACGCGGGGTACGGGTGGACGTGCCCGGAGTCCGGCACCTTGCTGTTGGACCCCAGCGCAGGCGTGCCCGCAGGCTGGAGATTGCCGACGGTGTTCTCGTACTCCACCGCGCCAAATGCCGAGGTGGTGGCCTGCGGCAGGTCGGCAGCGGCAATCGCAGACAGCGATGCGTTGGTTCCGTCGGAGCGCAGGTAGCGCCCCGAAGTCTGGGTTCCGGTGAGGGCATTGATGGCGGCCTGCTGCGTCGTCTGGCCCGTGCCGCCGTTCACGATCGCTGCGACGCCGGTGATGTTGGCGGCCGTGCCTGTCGTGTTCTGGTTCAGGGTGGGGACGTCTGCGACCTGGATCGAGGCCAGAGTGGCGTTCGTTCCATCGGAACGTAGGTAACGACCGGCGGACTGCGAGCCTGTGAGCGCGTTGATCGCGGCCTGCTGCGTACTCTGGCCGCTGCCCCCGTTCGCAATGGCCGCCACGCCCGTGATGTTCGCGGCCGTACCCGTGGTGTTCTGATTCAGCGTCGGCACATCGCCGGACTGGATGGTTCCCCAGGCGGGGGCGGCGGAAACGCTTCCGGTGCCGGTCTGCGTCAAAAAGTTCTTGGTGGCGCTCGTGTTGCCTGCCAGGCGCGACGCAGTGCTGGCGCCGGACTCGTATTCGAGGTCCCCGAGCGTAGTCATCGGGCTCAGGGCGTTGAACGCTGCGGAAGCACTGGTTTGTCCCGTGCCTCCGGAGCCGACGGCCAACGTGGCGGAGAGGCCTGCGGCGGTACCGGTTGTATTCTGGTTCAGAGTCGGCACGTCGCCAACTTGGATGGCGGCGAGGGTGGCGTTGGTGCCGTCAGAGCGCAGGTACTTGCCTGAAGACTGCGCGCCGGTTAGGGCGTTGATCGCCGCCTGCTGCGTCGTCTGGCCGGTTCCACCGTGCAGGATCGCGACAGTGCCGCTCACGTTCGACGCGACACCCGTGGTGTCCTGGTTGAGCGTCGGCACATCGGCGACCTGGATCGCCGACAGAGCCGCATTGGTTCCATCGGAACGCAGGTAGCGGCCGGAGACCTGCGTTCCGGTCAATGCGTTGATAGCCGCCTGCGCCGTGGTCTGGCCGGTGCCGCCATTGGCGATGGCGGCCACTCCGGTGATGTTGTTGGCGGTGCCGGTGGTGTTCTGGTTCAGCGTCGGCACGTCAGCGGCCTGAATGGCGGACAGCGTGGTGTTTGTGCCGTCGCTGCGCAGGTAGCGGCCGGACGTCTGGGTGCCAGCCAGTGCGTTGATCGCGGCCTGCTGGGTTGTCTGACCTGTGCCGCCTTGGCCGATCGGCACCGTGAAGTGGATGCCGATGACGGTGGGGCTGTTGTTTGTGCCGCCGATATCTCCGCCGACCTGCACGCCACCCGCGCCGCTTTGCCAGGAACCGTCTCCTGCGAGGAACTTCGTGTTGACGCCCGGTGGCGCCTGGATCGCAGTACCCTGGATCTTCTCTACGAGCGGGGCGTAAGCGGTGCCACCCAGGTCACCGGCAAGGACGACGCCACCGAGGGTGACAGGTCCGGCCGGGGGCACGATGACGTTCGCGGAGACCTCGACCGTGGTGACGACGGGCTGGACGATGATCGTTGGATCGGCCACACACCTCCTACGGCTGCGCTACGGCGGTGGTCAGGAACTGGCCCGAAACCCACGGCGTGGCCGTGGTGGTGCCGGGGTTGCCCCACAGGGCGTGGGCGTAGAGCTGGCGCACCGGCAGCGTCGCGGTGGCCGCCGGGTTGAGCGTGACGGCCACCGTCGCGGTGCCCGTGTTCACGGTGATCGCGCCCTGGCTGTTCGGGGTCGTCGTCAGCTTGATCAGGGGCGTGACGCTGCTATCGGTGCCGTCCAAGCGCACCACGTACTCCCAGGTGAACCCGACGATGTTGTAGGGTGTGCCGTCGGGGTTCTGGAAGAGGAAACTCGCGGTCTCCTGGGAGCCGACCTGGATCGTCCAGTTGAAGGCCTGCATTACACGACCAGCCTCTGCATGCCGGGGCGCCGCGCGAGCTTCGCCGGGGTGACCTCGGAGGCGCGCTTCTTGCCGCACATCCAGTCGTATCCCGCAGCGGCCCCCACCAGGACCGTCATCTGGGAGCAGATGACCTCGCCGTCGCTGTTGGCGATGTTCCCCAGCCAGTTCCAGAAGATGCCCAGGCATTCCAGGCCGTCGTCCACGATGCCCGCGTCGTTGTATTTGGTGCCCAGCATCCCGCGCATGGACGCGAGCAGGTCCTGCTGCTGGTCGGCGTCCATGGGGTCGCTGTTGGCCAGCATCGGCCGACCGGCGTAGTCGGAGATGTTGGCGCGCACCACGCCGCCGGGCATCGCCTGGATGATCCCGCCGTCCGGCGTCTCGATCATGAAGACGTGGCTGTAGCGGCTCAAAGTGCCGAGCTGGATAATGCGGTCGCCGATACCGGTTCCGCTGACGCACACATAGCGCCCAGGGGTATAGGTCGGTCCCACACACCTCCTGGGGTTGGGTTACGAATGCGAGATGTGCATCGCCGTGAGGGCGGCGGGCAGCAGCCAGAGGAACAGGCCGAGGGCGATCATCCGGCCATCGCTCAAGGCGGGACGGTTCGGCGCGGTAACCGCGACAAGGAAAGCGATAAGGGCCAGCAGATACGACAGTTCGGTCACAGCATCACCTCTAACCCAGGAATTCGGTCACCGGAGCCTCGGCCCAAGCGATCGAGTCTTGGCCGTAATCGCGGGCAAGTTGCACGAGAGCGGCTTTCATGGGTGCCACCCCGTCATCGCCGATCTCGAAACAGATGCACGCGTTCTGATAGGGCGATACCGCGATCGACGCCCATTCGCCGTATATACGCAGCGCATTGGTGATGATGGTGGCCCGGAACTGGATCCAGAAGAGGTGCCAACGCTCCTGGACCAGCTTGTCGTCGCTGTTGCCGATGCAGGCGTAAACCGTGGTCACGCGACCAGCTCGCTCGCGGCACGGATCAGATCGGGCAGCAGCTCCTCGGTCCATTCTGGCGACGCGACCAGCAGTTCCTCGGGTGGAACATCGCCGCTGTAGACCGCCACGTAACCGGGCCTGCCCTCATGGTTGAGGGCGTGGATTTCGAATTCGGCGTCACTCATCACGCGCTTCACGCCATCGCGATCCGTGGCGTAGCAGATGCCGAGCATCTGACCTAGGTGCGACCGGGCGAAGACGGGGTTGTCGCCGTCGGGCTCCTGATCGAAGAAGTAGCTCATGCCCATGGTCTGGTAACCGGCCCATTTGTTGGCGCGCGGGCATTCCAGGCCGAGGCACGGGTCCTCTGGGCAGAACTCAATCTTCACGGCGTCCCCGGATTCTCGTCGGCAGTTGGCCGCTGGCCCATATAGGCAATCAGTCGTAGCGCCTGGTCTTCGGTGAAGCCAGCGGCCATGTAGTTCTTGAAGACCTCGTGTACGGTGATAAAGCCCTGCGCGAGTTCCGTAAACGGGTCGGCCGGTTCGGCGACCGGCTGCTCATTCTCGCTCATTCGGCGCCTTTCGGGGCTTCGAAGCCGATCGGGTTCTTCGGCTTGACCGGCGTCACAGCTTTCTCCAGGAGTTTCTCGGCGGTCCTCTCGGCGCGCTTGAGCCCCTTCGCACTGCTGCCCTTGACGTAGACGTGGACGTGTTTGTCGCCGCTGGAAACGATGACCTTCACCGCTCGTGCGCCGCGTTCCAGCGCCGGATGCGGTACTCCTCGCGGAATCGGTCCGTCCAGTTCGGGCGCGCCACCGTGTTGATGATCTTCTTCTCCTGGCTGACGAAGTGCCGCCGGGACCACCGGCTCGTACCGGGATGCGGCGTCTCCACGACCATGGTGGGGCCGAGGCCGTCGAGTCTGGCGCGCATCGCGCGCATGTTGGGTGAGGCCATCAGGCCGTGGTCCAGTCGGCGGCGAACAGGTCGCCCTGCGTCGGCGCCCACGGCACGAAGTGGCCTTGGGCGTTGTGCAGCATCATGTACGGGTCGAAGATCTCGACGACGCCCTCGGGGATACCGGTCGCGGCGGCCGTGTTCGCGTTGATCGCGATGCCGTCCGGGTAGCCCTTCTGCGCGACGATCCACTGGCCCGGCGCGTTCCAGCCGATGCGCGCGACCTTCTTGCCGTCTTTGAGCCAGACGAGGGCCTGCTCGAACGGGGCGTCGATGACGCTCACTTCAGGACGTCCTTCGCGGGAGCAGGGACGGCGGTCTCGACGCTCTGCGCGGCCTTGAGCGTGTCCTCCTCGACGGCCTTCACTTCGGCGCCGACGAACTTGCTGGCGTCCACCGCGATCTTGGTGACCTCGCCCCCGGCGGCGGCCTTCAATTGCGCGGCGTGCAGGCCGATCTCGTCGAGGTCCTGGTGCAGCGCCGGGTCCACGTGGTGGCGGAGATTCTCGATCTTCTGCACGAGCGCGTGCCAGATCTCTTCGATGTTCACCATCTGCTACTCACCTCGGAATTTTGAGATCCTGCCGGGCTTGACAGGCCAGCAAGATTCGTCAACGTGCCACCAGCGCTTGATGCCACGCAGTGCTTGTCCACCACACAAGGTACAAGTGCCGGTCTCAAGTTGTCGAGTCCAACGTTCGTATTCCATGAAGGGGGCGTCAAGTGGGTGCCATGGATCGTTGGGAGCGAAGCCGGTAATGAGGTGGTCGCCCTCGTCGGGTTCGTCGTCTACCTGGGGCTCAAAGAGCAGCTCATTCACGCCAATGCCTTTCATCGTTGGCTCGATGATAAGGGCGTGGACGGCCGGAAGCGAGAGCGGGGAGTTTCAACGCGTTAACGTACGCGGCCGTGGCTGCCACGGTTGAACCGGCGCGGGGAAGTAGCGGTAGCGCCAGTGTAAATGAAAACCGCCACCCCACGTCAAGTGGGATGGCGGCTCTCAACATCCAGTTGGCCTCTGAGCTTGCCTAGCGTAGCACGGCGTGGGCTTCTCGGGCACCGGGGGGCATATGGCCGTGCAGTGCGTCCGGTGGGGCTCGAACCCACATGATCCATTAGCCTTTCAGCCCCTTAGAAGGGGGAGGGCATACGGACGCAGCTCCAGTTTACTGCTCTCCGCGCTCCGGGAAAACAGCTCCGGCCGCCGTCACGAAGTCCTCCAGGATGCGCTCGGCGCGCTCCTTGAGCAGCTCCTGCGTTGCCGCGCGTTCCGGCTTGTCCAGGAAATCCCCGTGCTTGCTCAGCGGCGTCCACATGATCGGCTGGGCGCCCATGGCCGCCCCGGAGCGGATCGAGAAGAGTTGCCGGTCGCCCACGAACCCGTCGCTGTGCGGGTAGCGGCCCCCGTCCTTCCAGGTGATACGCCTCATCAATTGTCAACCCCGAACAGGACGCGCCAGTCGCAGTCCGGGACATAGCCCTGCCTGCGCAGCGCCTCGTCGCGATGCTCCACATGGCGCACCCGATCCTCGGGCAGGCTGCTCGTGAAAGTCACCGCGAGCTCCCCGCCGCGCCTCTCCGTCACCGTGCGGCCGTCCAACGCGAACGAGACCTGGTGGCCCGCGCCATTCACGTAGCGCACGCGCACCTCAGTCCAACCGCCCGACATCACCCTCACGAGCCTTCCGGTGCAGTAGCTCCAGCCAGCAGCGAATCGCGACGCCGAAGGCCGCAGAGCCGACAATAGACCAGACAACGTAATACGTCACTCGGCCTCCGAGTCGGCGAAGATCCCACGCGCCTCGTACTCGTCGCGGAACGCCTCGTCCTGCTTCCGCGTCGCCGCCTCGACCGGCAGCGTGGAGGACGGCCGCACCGCGAAGCGCTCCTGGCGCCTGCCGATCGCCGCCTTCCACGCGGGCAGCAGGCGCTCGTAGCCCACCCCGTCGAACTCGGGGTGGTGATCGGGAATGGCGAGGAAGCCGTGTTGCAGCGGCCACGCCAGCGCTGTGGGACCGCTGTCCGTGAAGTCCAGGGACGGACACAGGTACTTGACCGCATCCGCGTACGAGGAGCTGAAGGCGCGCCGTTCGATGTCGGCGAAGCCGGGGTGCCTGTTGCCCAGCTGGCCCAGGACGCACAGTTCCCCGTTGTAGAGGTCCAGGGCCTCGACGTCGATGTACGCCTCCCATCCGGGGAATTGGGCGTCCAGGTGCGCGGCACCTCGGGCGGCGCGGACGGTGGCTTCGATCTCGGGGTCTTCGGAGAGTACTGGCATGTGTCCTCCTAGCTGACGTCGGAGAGGGGCGGCGGGGGGAGTCTGGGTCGCGTGCACATGTTGGCCGCCCGGTATACGTTAATCCTAGCGCGCGGGAAGTCCAGCGGCAACAATTTGAAAAAAATGACCCCCCAATACGCCAGGCCCGGGGCGCGGCCTTCCTGGCGCGCGCAAAGAGTGGGTTCTGGCCCCGGGTCCGGCGCCGGAAACTACTTGGCCTTCGGCTTCGTCGAGACGTGCGCGCCGGGAACGATGCCGAACTCGAAACAGCGCGACGCCAGTTGCGAACGGCCACCCATCCCGCGCTTCACCATGAACGCCGTCGAGAGGACCCCCATGTGCGTGCGCACCGTGCCGAGCGGGCGATCCAGTTTCTCGGAGATCTCGTGGTTCTGGTAGCCGTCGGGCACCAGGAGCAGGACGTCGAGATAGAGCTCGGGGACGTGCACGCCCTCCAGCGGAGGTCCGGACAGTTCCAGCGCGCCCAGCTCGTAGGCCAGCTTCACCATGCGCCGCGCGTCCTGGGCGTGCAACTTCAGGCGCAGACGCCCCAGAGGCTGCCGCTCGAACGTGGCCAAGCCCATTTTGTTCATCTCGGCCACCTCCTGGGTCTCGTAGCCCTGCGCGAACGCCAGCAGGATCTTCTTCTCCGTGACCGTCAGCCCGGACCGGTTTCCGATCACCGGCTCCGGCGGCTCCTTGTCCCACATGCGGTCAATCCAGCTGGAACCGAGCGCCATATGCGTCTCCTTCGTCGTTTGTCGTGATGGTCCACTGGCGTTCGCCAGCGGTTTCGCTCACCTCGTGACTGCTGGTCACGAGGTAGATCTGGCCGTCCACGACCAGGAAACTGCCGGTACGCAAGGCCTCGATCGCGGCGTCGGCGGTGGACTCGTCGTCCTGGCCGGGCCCCCACTCCTCGTAAGCCAGCCCGAAGTGCTCCCAGAACGCGGCCCGCAGCACCTCGCGCAATAGCTCGGCGGCCTCGGGCGTGGGCGGCCGGTGCCGGGACATCGGGCACTCGCCTGAGCGCAAGTCCTTGAGCTTCGTGTGCTTCGCGAAGGTCCCGTCGAGCAGGATCTTCACGAAGCGCCCGCAGGCCGGGCAGCGCGTGGAGCGGTGCTCAGCCATCGGTGCGCACGCGCCAGTTCTGGTGCCAGGCGTCCTCGTGCTCTACCACCGAGCCGTCGTAACGCGCGGACCACACGTGCTGGACCGTGCCGCCGGTGATCAGCCACTCGCCGCCCTTGAGGACGTCGAGCACTGCGTCCACCGTGGACCCGGAGGGGGCGATGGCGTTGCCCTCCATGTCGTGCCAGTCGTAGGGGCAGAACAGGGATTCCAGCGCCTCGCGCAGCTTCGCCTCGCCGTTCACGCGAATTCCCACTGGAGTCCGTCTGAGCCGCCGTCGAACGGGACGTACCGCACGCGGTAGTCGCCGATGCCGGGGATCTCGTGGAACTCCGGCGGCCAGTACTGCTGCTCCAAGAGGCAGCAGTCAGCGCGGCAGTCCGGCGGGTGGTTCAGTTTGAAGACGTACCCGGGGCGTTCCTCGCCGTCGGCGTTGATGAAGGTGTCCACGGTGATGCTGGCCTCGTGCCACGTGGTGCCAGTCGTGTCCATCCGACCTCCTTTCGTGAGACGGTCCAACAGCGCAGGAGTTATGGAGTTCGGTACGAGTCTGGCCGCCGGATTGGGGATGAACGTATCACGATCGTCGGCTCGAATGCAAGCTAAACTGTCGGCTCGAAGAACTTGTACTCTGTCGTCATAACGTATACGCTCAACGCAGCAAGCCCACCGACGAAGGGAGATTGGATGTCCAAGAAGATCATCGCGGGGGCCCTCACGGCAGCTGGCCTGGCCGCTGGGCTGAGCGCCTGCGGGAGCGGCTGGGACGACAGCGCGCCCGTCACGTACGCGCCCGCTGCATACTGGCAGACCGTAAGCAACGTCCGGGAGTGCTACTACCTGACCAGCACCCAGGAGGCGTACAACCTGATGGCGGCGGGCCTGTGCCCGGCCGGGTCCATGCCCACGCCGATGCCGATGTCGTGGGAGGAAGAGTACTGGGACTACTGGTCGAGCCCGGTGTACTACAACACCTACGTTCCGACCAGCTACCGGTCGCACTACACCAGCGTCACGATCGTGACGCTGAACCACTCCTCCTCGTTCCAGCGCGGCGTCAGTACCCTGTCCTCCCGCGCCGTCTACAAGTCGTCCACCGGCGGCACGGTGACCGGCTCGAAGGTCAGCACCACCTCGTTCGGCAGTGGCAGCCGCACCACCACGTCCTACGGCGGCGGGTCGCGCAGCAACTCCAACTCCTCTTCGTCGGGCTCGCGCAGCAGCTACAGCGTGTCGCGCAGCGCGGGCCGCAAGTAATGCCGCCGCGCGACGCCGCCGAGATCCTCGCCGAGGAGCTCAAGGAGCAGATGGACTGGTGCACGGTCGTCGGCTTCTGGGTGGAGACCCAGGAGAGGTGGCTGGAGTACTATCCGACGGACCTCCCGCGCCAGGCCGAGACGATGGCGCAGCAGGACGCCCGCGCGAAGGGCGGCACGCTCCAGGTCTGCGGCGTGTTCGCGGGCAGGCTGGAGAGCCTCGATACGTACGCGACGTACGTGGATCCGGACAAGATCTGACGCATCGCCCCGCGAGACTCCGGTCCTGCGGGGCGCTCGCGTGATACGCTAACGCAAATCCGCGCGGCCCGGGTGAAATCGAAACCCATACCTGCGCCGCCGCGCCCACACTCGCCTTCAACCTCAGGAGGTTCACCATGCCCCGTCTGCACCAGATCCTGCCCGTCCTCAAGTCCGCTCAGGACACCACCAGCCGGGCCCTCGACGAAGCCAGGCGCGGCCTGGCCAACGGCAACGCGCTCAGCGGCTTCTCCAAGACCTACAGGCCGAAGGACGAGGAAGGTGACCGCCTCCCGTCCGAGAGCAAGCGCGTGCAGTACACCGCGCCGGAGATCCTCACGCTGGTCGGCGCGAGTCTGGCCCGGCTGTTCGACATCGTCGCGGTCAAGGAGTTCGCCAACACCCAGGCGAAGGCCGACGTCGTGGTGAACGGCACGACCCTCGTGCACGACGCGCCGGTCAGCTACCTGCTGTTCCTGGAGAAGCAGGTTGGCGAGATGCTGGCGCTGGTCAGCACCCTGCCGACGCTGGACCCGGCGATGAGCTGGAGCCGTGACGAGACCACGGCGGGCCAGTGGAAGACCGAACCGGTGGAGACGGTGCGCACCCGGAAGATCACCGACTTCGTCATCGCGGCCCCCGCCACCGACAAGCACCCGGCGCAGGTCAGGGAGGTCTCGCGGGACGACCTGGCGGGCTACTGGGAGCTGGTGAACTTCTCCGGCGCGCTTCCGGCCTCGCAGGTGCAGGCCATGCAGGGGCGTCTGTACGCGCTGCGCGAGGCGGTGCTGCACGCCCGTGAGCAGGCGAACTCCGTGGAGGCCGCGCCGCAGGACCCGGGCGCTGCGGTCATGGCGTTTGTGTTCGGCGTCTAGACGTGGTACGTTAGTCCCGAGCGCAAGTTCAAACTGAAGCTAAAACTGAGAATCACACCTCAGAATACCGCTCCAGAATGAAACAATGCGACAGCGTGGAGTAACACAGAACCCGAGGCACGATTCCGGTGAGGTCGCCAGTTCGATCCTGGCCCAGCGCTCTCCATGCGCTGGTGGAGCAGTGGGAGCTCGCACCGTACTCAACCTTCACGAATGCCCGGTGACTGTGCCAACGCGGCAGGGACTGGCCACACGGCCATCAGCCATGGCGCTGACTACAAACCCTAACTCAGTAGCCCCCCTTCGCCGGATATGCGGAGGGGGGCGCCGCGTTTCTGGGAGGATGAGGCAGTGGCTAAGGCGTATTACCCTGGCGAGCGGCGCGAGGCGGATGGAAACGGGCACCAGTGCCGCTACTACGGCGACCTTCTGGGCTCGATCGGCGGCTTCCCCTGCGACGTCGGCTTCCACGTTTCGGCCTGCGCGAACTGCGGCTACGAACTGCACTGCAAGTCGGGCCCTGACCACCTGCTGTACTGCACGCTCACATGCTTCCGGGCCCTCGTAGCCGCCGGACGCATTCAAATGGGCCACCGAAAGCGAGGATGAGATGAGCGATATCTGGGAACCGGCGGGCGGCCACGTCGCGTGGGAGGGCCGCGAGCGCGAGGCGAAGCGGGCGCAGGCCGAGGAGCGGGGCTACGACGCCACCATCCGGCCCTGGAAGGGCGGCTGGGAGATTTTCGGCATCCAGGGCCCCGGCATCGAGAAGGGCGCCACGCAGGCCTGTACGCTCGACGAGGTCGAACCGATGATCCGCGACTACGTCGTGTGCACACTCGACCTGGAGGGCGAGGAAAACGACGAGTGGGAGGACGGAGCCATCCCTGTGCGCCTCACGCTCGACCTGGAACCGCACAACCCCCGGAACTACGGCGTCCGTGCGCACGCCGTGGAGGTCCACGACAGGCTCAGCGGAGAGCGGGTGACGCTCGTCGAGGAGACTACGTGGTGGCCGGAGCCCCCGGAAGCGGAGTAAACACCAGCTCCAAGCGCCATCCCGGAACCGGGGCGCCCGCGACATAGGTGACCGCCGTCAGGTACTTCGAGGAATCATCCCGAAGTACCCCAGCAAGCACGGCCGCATCGATTGCGGGCTTGACCGAGGGCGACCAATTGGCTGGGTCGAATCGCCGCGTGCGCACGTCTGGATGGATCACTGCTGTGCACGTGGCCCTGCCGAGGTCTCGTACGCGCATCAGCATCGCGATCTCATAGGTGCGGTCCTTGATCGCCTGCTGTTGACGCCAGGTGGTACGCCAGTGCACCTTCTTGTTGGCGTTGGGCAGACTCATGCCCGCCGGAAGCAGGATTCTGATGTCGTTCATAGCGTTGGCGGCCGAGCCCCCGGCCGCCCTCGCCGCACCGACGTCTCCGCCTCCACGCGGAGCACATCGCGCCTCACGAAGATGAGCGTACCATCGGATGACTGGTAACCGGTGAGTTTGCGTTCCTTGACCCAGCGCTGCACGGTGCGCACGGAGCGGCCGGTCTCACCGACGACCTCCTCGAAGGTCATCGCCACGAACAGCGGGTCCGTCAGGCTGTATTTAAACACGGCGCACCAGCTTGCGCGCGCCTTTCGCCTCCCGCTTGAGGTGCTCCTCGTACTCGGCCTGCGTCAGCAGATTCCCACAGCCCTGACATAGGACGTAACCCGTCAGGGACTTGTCGTAGTGCTGTTCATGGACGAGGGCTTTCATCATGCACTTCGGGCAGCGCACGCCCTCGCACCGGCGCAGCGGCGGCTCGTCGGCTTTGATCGCCTTGATCGCCCGGCGGTGCAGCGCGGTGATCTCCCGTCCGAAGTCCACGACGGCTTCGGCGTGTGGATGGCTCTGCATGAGCCAGTCGAAGTGGGAGGTCAGAAACCGGACGGCTTCCTGGACTTGCCGTCCCTGCGTGCCGCGAGCGCGCCGACCGCTGAAGAGGCGCTGGTCGCGGACGTCGTCTTCCCATGCGACGACGACCCCGTAGATGTCCTCCGCGAGGAACGTAAAGGATTCGCGCGGGTGGAGGGGGTGCGGCTTGGTGCCGGAAACGCGTTCGTGCTGCGGCGTGGAACCGTTCTCGGACTCGACGCGCAGGCTGGCCAGGTCCTGCGGCAGTGCGCGCAGGGCGCTCTCAATGCCCTGGGCACACGAAGAACACCACACGGGGGACCCCTGGCGTGGTGTGGTTGCGTGCGGAATCGCCTCAGCCTCCGCTTGACGCCAAGCCGAGTTGCAATTTCCTGGACAGACTGACACGACACCACCTTGCCGGACAACGATCACTGTTGCTCAGCATGGTGGAATTCGATGGTGAAAGCAAGCTGCTTGACGTATCGCCCCGGACGCGGCGGACGACCCGAAGGGTTTCGCTGTGGGCCTGGCCGCGTCCGGGGACTAACGTAGTATATCAGTCGTGGCTGTACCCGTCCACGGCGATGCCCGTCTTGCGCACAGTGATCGACGCGTGGTCGCCGAACAGCTCCAGCAGCACCGCGTCGAACTCGCCGCCCTGGATCGCCTTGTCCAGCGCCTCGCACCGGCGGTAGCGCGCCTCGTCCGGGCCCTCGTAGCGCTCGTTGAGGCGCCCGCGCGTGCCGTCTGGTCGTTGGCCCCAGCTGTCGTACTCGATCTTACCCAGGCCGTGCCTGCTGCCGTATTCGAAGCCGTACTCTTCGTCGAGATCGCAGTATTCGTCATCATCGCCCTCGTCCTGCGGGTCGGGCTCCGGGTCGTCGATGTGCGCCAGGATGTCCGCCAGGACCCCCTGGACATAGGTGACGGCCGCAGAAGATCCTTGGGCCAGGACTGCCCCATGCCGCTCCAGGATGAGCCTGTCGCGCTCCTCCAGCACCTTCGCGAGGTCCACCGGCGGCACCTGCTTGAGGGCCTCGGCGACCATCTTGAGGACATTCGCGGTGGTCAGTACATACTGGAACGGGAACTGGTCGCCCACCGCCTGGAGCAGCCGCTCCTCATACGAACGCTCCACCACCGGCTCGGGCGCGGGGGCGATCGTCTTGAACCACGGGCTGTACGCGTTGAAGTAGCAGGTCTCGCCGTCGTTGAAGTACGGGGTGTACTGCCGCCAACCGAACGCGGTGATCGTCGGGTCGTCGAGCACCGGCTGCATGATCGCCGCGAACTCCTCCTTCGTGCGCTGCGGCGTGGACCGCTCGCTGTTGACGTCGCCCGTGATCGGAATGCCGAGGAAGTTACGTTCGGCCGTGTCGGTCATGCTGCTTCTCCAGGGGCTCGCAGGAGGAGGTGGGAAAGGGGGACTTGTTTGCGTTGGGAGCCGGACATCCACGCCCTGATCGGGGTGTCGCCAAGCCAGTCCTTGTGGCTCGGCAGCCAGCCCACGTCCTCCAGGATGTGCCGTTCCGCGATACGCCGAAGAGGCACCCGGACCACGCCGTTCGTGCGCGGCACCGCGAGAGTGGAGCCGAACACTTCGATGACGATCCGGATGCCTTCGGTGTGGTGCAGGAGGGCGCGGTGCCGGACGTCGCCGACACTGCCCTCCTTCGACTGATCGATGAATCGCTCGATCGGGTAGTACAGGTCAGGGTCTCCCCCGAAAGCGCGTGCAGCGGATTGCGCATGGTGCCAAGCGTCCACAGAGACTCCCCTGTGCGGCGAGGGGCGGACGTACTTTGGGTTTCGAACCAAGAGCGGCCCCTCGGGGAGCCCCTAGACTACCATACCGTCCTTCGGCGGGGCAGGGCGCCCGGGGATCGGCTCGCGCTCCAGCACCCGCAAGTCACTGGCGGCGGGAAGGTGCGCCGCACGCCGTTCGTCGTACACGATGCCGTCCTCCGTGTGCTCGTGGGCGTGGCTCAGCGCGTTGCGCCGCGCCGCCTCCAGCTCGCCGGGGTACTGGCACATCTCGGCGAGGTCCTCGGCCTCCTTCCGGCCGACGGCGCCGAACAGCACAAGGTCGTCCGTGGGGTCCACGATGCCCCACATGCAGCGGACTCCGCCGATCATCAGGGGTCTAATGACCACGAGCGGCGACGCGGCGGCCGTCACCTGTCCCCTTCCGGAACGCCCTCAGGGTTGCTGTTCTTCGGCTCCGGTTCGCCCTTGAATTCGCGGCTGCTCTTGTCGAGCGCGTCCTGCTTCTCCTGCCTGCTCTTGTCCTGCGCGCCTTCGGGGTCTTTCGTGCCCATGGTTCCTCCTTGTGCTAGCGGGTGAGCAGCAACAGCTTGCTACCAGCGGGCAGCTTGCGGTTGACGCTGGTGGACTGGACATAGATGGTGTAGAGCTTGTTCGCGTCGGGCTTGACGCGCTCGTTCTGGTCCTTCAGCCCGATCAGGTCGCGGGCGGCGCGGCCGGTGAAAACCTTGTCCGTGGCGTTCTCGACGATCATGATCTCCTTGCGGGCCTGGATCGTCTCGGGCTTCATGAGCTGGTAGAAGGCATCGCCGATGCGGTAGGTGTACCCGCAGCCCTCCACGAAAGGCCGAATGACGGCATCCTCCGGCCCCACCGGGATCAGCTTGTACTGCGAGTAGGGCAGCGGGGTCAGCGCGGACTTCACCGTGGCGTCGTTGACCGCGTCCACGCCGGTGGAGAACAGCGTGCGCGTGCCCCGGACGCCCACGGAACGGCCGGTCATGTACGACTCGGTGGCGTCCTGGATGGTGCGACCGCCGCGCGCCACACCCTCGGCCGAAGTAGGGTCCCAGATCGCGACGTTGTCCGGCGGGAACCCGAACCCTTCGGCGTGCCTGCGGCCGTTCTGGTCGGGCACGAGGATGCCCACGGTGCGGTTCCCCGCCAGCGCGGCCAGCCGCTTCTCCAGCATCGACTGCATGCCGTAGTCGCGGTTGTTCTCGCCGTCGGTCAGGACGTAGACCAGGTCGGCGTGGTCGCCGTGCAATTTGGCCGTCTCGTCGAGTTCGTCCAGCGCGGTGAGCGTGGCCTTGAGCAGCGGCGTTCCGCCGTCGGGCCGGTAGTGGTCTTTGATCGACGGCATGCGCAGCACATCCACGTCGTAGAAGACGCACCACACGGAACTGTCGCTGAAAACATAGACAGTGACGCGCGTCTCCTGGTTCAGCTCCTTGGAGCGCCGCGCCAGGAACTTGATCAGGTCGTCGGTCACCGAGACGACGTCGTTGCGCCACGGGTTCATGGAGTAGGAGCCGTCGAGCACGAAGGCAACGTGGTTGATCAGGGCCTGCTTGACCTTACTCAGAGCGCGCATTCACTTCTCCTTGTGATCGCCTTGGTGGTTGCGCGGCAGCCCGCAGAAGGGGCCGCCCCCGTCTGGCCAGCCGCACTTAAGGATGATGCCGTGCTCGCGGAAGGCCGCGACGACCGGCGGATAGTTCGCGAAACGCTCCAGCGACTCATACTCGGTGTCCCAGTCCTCGCTTTGGAGTACGCCGATCAGGATACTGAGGGCGTGCCGCAGGACCACGTCATCGGCGTCGGTCTCGACGAGCGCCTCGGCAACAGGGTCGAAGATGTCGTTGCCGCTGTTCCACCCCATCAGGTCTCCTTGTCTGCGATACGGCGGTCGGATCCGTACTTTTTCCACACGAGGTACGCGGCCTGGAGGATGCATTCCTCGTAGTTGCCCCCGTACACGTCCAGCTCGTAGTCGTGGTAGCTGTGGGCACCGGGGCGCGGCTCGAAGTCGTGGTCGCGCTCATCCTTGTCGCGCGGCCACTCCCACTTGCCCAGCTCCATGTAGTGGATGTCCACCTTGCGGTGCCCGCACTCGTCGTCGTCGCACTCCCACTGCTCGGAGCACCATTCGGCAACGCGGTGGAAGATGCGGTCCACGCCGAACTCGTGTTCCAGGTTGCGTTCCTGGAGGATGTCGGACAGTTCCGCGTCTTCCTTCATGCGGAACTTGTACAGGATGGGGTGGGCATCCAGGTACCGCCATGCGGCGCCGAACCGGCGCGGGTTCGCCTCGTACGCCTGGACGGTCTCGCCCCACTCCTCGACCCGGCGCTTCCGGCAGAACTCGTAGAGTCCTCGGTGACTGCCGAAATGCTGGACAGTGAAGCCGTTCAAGTCGTCGCCCTCGTCGCGGCCCGGGTAGGGGTCGGTGCCAAGTTCGGGCAGCATCCAGTTCTTGTGCGTAAGCGGCCCCGCCGGAATGTCCACCAGCTCATGCCTCGGCATGTCAGCCTTCTTCCGTGCGCACCGGAATGTGCGCCTTGAGCGCCATCCCCACGCAGCCGCGCGTGCCCGGCGAGTCCCCGAGCGGGAAGCCCACGCACAGGTTCGCGCCAAGCGCCACCATCTCCGCGTTGCGCCGATGCCCAGCGGAATTGCCGTACAGGTCCCACTTCGCCCGGTACGGTTCGCGTGTCCAACCCCGCGCGACGGCGTAGCGGTCGGCGTGCCAGTCGGCTCCAAGCAGGAAGTCGTCGTAGGTCAGCGCACGCTCCCACGGGACGACTTTGCCGAGCTTGTCGCGCGGGTCGCACTGGCCGTGCACAATGACGACTTCCCCGCACCAGTCGCGGGCGGCCTCGTCTAATACGTGGTGGATCAGGCCCGGCTTGTCCCACATGCGTGAACCGGTGACCAGGATCCGCAGGGGGGGCGAGAAAGGGAGAGGTCGCTCGGTCATCTCACTGCACCGGGACCCAACGCAGCTCCGTGACCGGGCGCTGCTCCATGCGCGCGCACCAGACCGTCTCCTCCAGGTGCTCGAACGGGTCCATCTCCTGGTATTCGGTGAGTCCGTAGCACAGGTCCACCGCGTACATGTGGCCGTCGTCGGGCGCCTCGAAGATGACCTGGCGCACTTCGTACCACCGTCGGGTGTCCACGACTTCCCGCGCGAAGTAGCCCCGGTCCACGGCCCAGCCGTTGCGCAGCTGGTCTTCGCGGGAAAACCAGCGGCCGAGCGACTCCTGGTGCAGCGGGTAGAGCAGTCGCTCCTCGACCTGCCCGAGCGTCAGGGCGTCCTCGCGCGGCTTGCCTGTGTAGGCCACCAGCACTCCGTCGGCTTCGGTCAAGAAGTACCGGCCGTATTCTGGGGAGCGCGGGTCGCGCACGTGGGACTTGACCAGGCGCTTTCCCTGGCGGTTTGCGGCGCGGCGCAACCGGTCTTCGGTAACCTCGGTCGGGGTCTTCGGCATGGTTCTCCTTCGGCGGCGGGGCTTGTTTGGGTTTCGCGCGTACTTGGGCCGCTTGTGTCTCTATCCTACCAGAAACTGCCTACGTTAGTTTCGGCGGCGCAGGTCGCGGACCGCTTCGATGACGCCCAGGACGCACAGGCCGAAGCCCACGCCCGAGATCAAAGCCCCACCGGCGGTGAGGCGCGAAGAGAACATCCACACCAGGAAACCGGCGCCGCCGCCACAGCACAGTGCTAGGCGGACAAGCTCCTTGATCATGCGCGCCACCGCCGCTTCACGCGGCCGATGCCGACGGCCAGCCAGGTCAGCGGAAACAGCAGGCTGCTCAGCCACACCATCACGGTGAGCCCGAAGCGGGCCGGAAGGATCAGGCCGCTGCGGTCCACGCGCTTGTCCAGCCATAGCATGGTCAGCAGGGCGCCCGCCAGCCAGAGGACGTATATCGCATTGATCATGGAGCTCCTTTCGACGCAAGAACAAGTCCGTGCAGTGGGAATCGAACCCACTCGGCGGGTGGGGGAGCCGGGCCAGCTCCGGGGAGGAAGCAGCCAGCCGCACAGGCCGTGCAATACCGCAGCGCCAGTCCTGGCCGGGAGGGGACGCCGTCGGGTTTCGAGGTGGCGATACGACCACCCCAAGGGGGGTGCACACTCCCCGCGTTGTCGGCGGCACAGCCCCGGGTTCAGGGAACTTGCCCGTGAAACCCGAACGGGTAGCTACAACCCGAACGCTCCGGGGCTGTGCCGCGACGCTCATTGTAGCTGTGTGTACAGCCCGGCCCGGGGGGGGCGCGAGGCCGGGCTGTACGTCCGTGGCGGCGTGTGGATCAGGGGTTCCGCCCGGTTGTGGCCGCCTCGACTAGCGTATCACTGGTGCAGCGACCTGTACACGCTCCCGGTCCAGTCCGGGTTCGGGGGCACTGGCAGCGCCAGGTTGCCGCTGGTCACCGTCATGCCCTCCGGCAGCACCGCCGCCCGGTACAGCCGCTCCTGGGCGAACGCGTTCCAGGCGCGCAGGTACAACGCCAGCGCGATCTCGCTGTTGAGCGTACGGGTCGCGCGCCGGTTGACGACCGTGTCCCGCAGCGCCTTGGCCGGGTGGCCCTCGATCAGCTCCGCGCCGGTGGCGACCGCCTGGAAGAACGCCTGCGCGACGTCCACGTCGGTCTCGTCGTAGTGCGGGTCGGACACCTCGTGGATCAGGTAGTGCGCGAACCCGCCGGAGATCACCGGCGTCTTGATCCGCTGGTTGAGGTGGCCGCCCCAGTACGCCGCCTGGTTGAGCGCGCTGACGTGCTTGAGGTAGAACTCGTTGAACACCGGCTCGCTGGGGATCAGGCGGTTGTTGCCGCTCGGTACCGGGTTCTGGCCCTCCAGCCAGTTGTAGACGCGCTTGCCGATGGGCACGACGCTTTTCGCGTAGGGGATGCTCTGGCCGATGACTCCGGCGTCGGCGTAGGTGCGCGGCGCGTTGTTGTCGATGACCAGGCGGGCGTTGCGGCTCAGCTCCCCGTAGACCAGGAAGCGGATGACCAGTTTCGGGCGCCCCGTGGCTTCCCGGCGGCGGGCGGCGATGCGCAGCGCCTCCAGGCGGTGCTGTCCGTCGTCCATGACGATGTTGCCTTCGCCGTCGCGGCCGAAGCAGATCGCGGCGCCGTTGCGGTACCACCGGTCGTTGTACATGTCGTCGGCGTAGCGGTCCAGCCGCAGCTTCTTGAACTTGCGGTTGTGCTTGTTGATGTCCTCGTCAAGCCAGAGTGTGGCCAGGTCGTAGTCCACATCCACGCCGTACCTGTCGTACATCTCGTCGATGGGGGTGCCGAAGGCGTCGGACCGTGCGGGGACCGCGATTCCAGTAGTAAGCAAGTGAGATCCTCCCTGGTAGCCGTGCGGATTGCGGTAAACCTAGCGCACACGATACGTTAATGCAACCCCGAACCTCCGACCTGGGAGAACGATGGTCAACAACGCCTCGACTAGCGCACGAGCCCAGCGTGGTGCGCTCCTCCTCGACGACGAACTGCCGGGCTGGGCGCTCCATGTGCGCGCCGCGCGGATTAACATGGCGAGCCCCGTTTTGTGCGTCCTGGGCCAGCTCATGCTCAACGATCCACGCGTGCGCGAGCGCATGCTCCCCATGATGCACCCGCAGTTGGCCGCCGCATCCACCGACACGTACCACGGCGCCGCCTTCGTGGTGTTCGGGAAGTGGCCTCTCGCGCAGACCCTCTACGACTACGGCTTCGACGGGAGCGTGTGGGCGAACGTAAACAGTTACAGGATCAACCTCCTGGACGGGGCGTGGGCTTCGCAGGTGGAGCGGCGCGGCGGCGCGCGCTCGGGACGCCCCCCGAGGAACCTCACCGCGAAGGTTGACGCTTCACGCGCACCGTGATACGTTACTCCCGAACCGAGCGGCCAGGGAGGAACCGAGGCCCAGCGCTCCCCACGCCGCACCTTCCCCGAAACCAAGGAGGACCTGTGACCGAAGACACCCAGGAAGCGCCCATCGAGTTCATCGGCACCGAGAAAGCCGCCACCCTGGCCACGCACGTCCACACGCTGTACATGGACGCCCTCCTGGGCGGGCGCACCCCGCACACGGCCGTCCAGGGCCTCTGGAACGAGTTCCAGTCCTTCGCCACCCCCGTGCAGGTCGCCACCGTGGAGGCCCTGATCATCGAGCGCGGCGACGACTTCGGCCTGACGCCGCCCGAGGTCGTGGCGCTGCCCCCCGAGGTGCAGCGGATCGTGCGGCGGTACCGCAGCACCAACGCGGCCAGGCGCAACAGCGCGCAGCAGGCGTACGAGACGCGCACCGGCGCCGAGGGCCTGTTCTCTCTGGCCGAGCGGGAGGCGCGGGAGGCGCGGGAGCGCGTGCAGGCCGAGCGCGAAGCCCACCGGGAGCGCGAGCAGGGCCTGCGAGAGCGCGCCGACGCCGTGGGAGTTTCCAGGGCGGCCATGCGCTCCGCCGAACTGCTCGACCGACAGCTGCCTGGCTGGGAGCAGTTCATCGACCTCGACGTGCTGGACATGGGGTCCACTGACCAGTGCATCCTCGGCCAGCTCGCCAGCCAGGACGGGAGGCTTTCGGATTACGTGAACTACAACGACACCGTCGAGTTCCTGCGTGGCCAGGAGCCCGTGACGTTCGGCCACGAGACCGCCTTCGCGAGCTACGGCTCGGAGTGGCTCAAGATCATCAGCGGGCGCCGCAGCGCGACCCCGGCCGAGTAGCACCGCACGACCGCCCGGCGGCCAAGTGACGCACGCAACCCAGGGTGTCCCCGCCGCCGGGCGCATCCCCCTGCCTCGACCGGAGAGGTGCGCAGCCTCAGCAAGCTGCGTTAGGCACGGTTCGAGTCCGCGCAGGGGGACTCCCCGCCCATCCCGATACAAGGAGGTCCATATGATCGACCTGACCCTCATTCCGGAGCCCGACGAGGCCGCCGTCGAGGCGCTCGCGCAGGAACTCGGCATCGGCAAGTCCACCGCGCGGGCCGCGCTGCTGCTCGACAACGTCGTTCCCGGCTGGGACGAGAACATCCACCTGCCCGAGTTGCAGATGTGGAGCGTCTCCCGCTGCGTCCTCGGCTACCAGCTCAACGTGCACCCGTACTTCGCGGACTGCGACGGCTGGACGGAGGCGCTGGAGAAGCTCGGGGATGCCATCGGCTCCCAGGCAAGGATCGACGACGCCGGGCTCTACAACTTCTCCCACAGCACCAGCGAGTTCGTGACCCTGATCGAGGCGCGCCGCGCGGTCCAGGAGGGCTGACCATGGACATCACCGAGAAGACCAAGCTGGCCCAGCAGATCGCGGCCGACCTGCTGGGCAACCTCTTCGCCGAGGACCAGCGCCTGGACGACCTGGAGGACGGGGACCGCGAGGATGTCAAGCAGATGATCCTCGACATCGCGAACTACCTCGACGACACCATGAAGGCCGAGGGCGGCAACCTCTGGCCGTGGGGGGAGACGCTCTGATGGAGACCTTCGTGCCTGAGACGGTGCGCATCGCGGCGGTGTTCCTGGACCGGAACCTGCCCGGCTGGGAGCACTACATCAACGAGGCCGAGCTGGATATGGCCAGCTACCAGGACTGTCCTCTCGGGCAACTGTGGAGGAACCACCCGGCATTCGCGGGCCGGGCGAACGAGGGCACGCTCAGTGCGTACTCGCAGGCCGTGCTTGCGCTCGGCCTCTACGATCAGTACAACGTGTTCGACGGGACCAACCCCGCTGATAGGGGCAACCGGAGCAAGTGGCTCAAGGAGATCGCCGTGCGGCTCGCCCAGCCACCGGTGCGGGATCTGAGCCGGGACCGCGTGGTCGCCCTGGAGGACGCCGAGGGCGTCGTGGACTTCGAGGCACCGTGGCTCGGAACGGACCGCGCCTGATGCGTGAAGCGCGCGACGAGTTCCGTCAGGTCCTGCGTAACTTCCTGGGGTGCTTCGAGTCGGGTTCGGACGACCTGGACGTCCTCACCGACGACTTGCTGGAGCAGCTGCTGGCCCCCGACGAGGGCTGGCTGCTGCTTGGCGGCCAGGTCCACGAGATCACCGACTCGCGCTGGCAGTCCTACACCGACACCGGCCAGGTCTGGACCATCACGACGGAAGGACACTGACATGCCAGTGTTGAGCAGTCTCAACCCCGAGGACGACGTCCCCGGCGACATGCACCGTGCCGCGCTGCGGCGCGCCAGGGTGCGCGAGGACGTCATCGACCAGCTGCCCGAGGGCTACCTGGTGGGCCTCGGGCTACGCCTGCTCCACGCCGAGCGGCGGCTGCGGGCGGCCCTGGAGAACGCCTCCCGGCAGGCCACCACCTACGCCCAGTCCATCGGGACCGGCGGTGAGTTCGTGGACTCCAACGCCATGGGTGGAACCATGGTGGTGATCCTGGAGGCCGAGCTGCGGGGCCTGCGCACCGGGATCGAAGCCGGAACGGCGGGGTGGGTGTGATGGGCGACGTAGCGAAGCACGTGGCCCGCGAGGGAAGCATCCTGGTCCTGCGGGCCCTGGTCGCCGCCATCGGCAGCATCGGCGACGTGGACGCGACGGACCCGGACGAGGCACTCAGGCTCGCCTGGCGCTGCTATCAGGCGGAGGAGGACGCGCAGCACGCCCTCGAAGAGTTGATTGAGAGCGCGCAACAGGCGCGGGCGGAGATCAGCTACCCGCAGGAGCGCCAGGACGACCGGCGGCCGTTCCCGCGCAACTGGAGCAGCGACTACAACGACAGCGTCCTGATCGCCATGGACAGGCTCGCGCAGGTCCGCAACGAGGTGCGCCGCAAGCGCCCGGGATGGGTGGAGCGGTGACCATCGACTACCCGCCGACGCCGGAGTGCGACAAGCTGGGCAAGGTCGCGGAACGCACTCAGCTATTCTTCGAGATCATCGAGTGGCTTGGGGACAGCACGGACCCGGTGCTGTGCTCGGTCAACGACACGGGCCGGGATGTCTACATGGTCGGCACCGGCTCAGAGGCGCAGCGCGCTGTTGCCCAGTTCTTCGATATCGATCTGGACGAAGTGGAGCACGAGAAGCGACGCGTACTCGACTGGGTGCGCGCCCAGGAGACGAAGGGGGGCACATGATGGTCGAGTTCTGGTGCGGGATCGCGTACGGGCTGATCGCCCTCTGGGTGTTCACGGGAACCTACCGCAGCGCCCGCAGGGCCAACCCGCAGGGCAAGGCGTGGCGCGAGGCTCTGGAGTGCGGTATTGGCTCGCTGTTCTGGCCGCTGGTGCTGCCGCTCGTCGCGCTCGTGGTGTTCATCCTGTGGTTGGGCTTCCGAGGGGACCGGACGTGATTGAGGAGACGTACAGAAGGTCCTGCTGGTTCTAGCGGGCCTGCGGCGGCCATAGCGGACCCAAGATCCATTCAAAACCCGCCGCCGCGCCACAACCGCCCGGTCCCCACGGCCGGGCGGTTGTGTGTCCCGTCAATCCACTCTAGGATCTACGCTGAGAAAAGGAGCGCACATGCCCACACCACCCACCCTCGGCGACCTGGTCTATCGCGGCCTCTACGCCGGGATCTCCGAGATCGCCCACCTCACCCAGACCACACGCCAGAATGTCAACGGCGGAATGCTCGCCCTCGACTGGTTCCCATCGCCCCAGGGCTACATCTACCCCGAACTACAGCGGTGGCCCTACTGGTTCCTGCGGGACGTCAAAGACGCCCTGCGCCGCCACGACAGGCTGCGCGCCGACCTGCCGGTCTCCCCCCGCATCGAGGACTGGGAGTACGGCTACACGGGGGAACTGATCGCGGCGGAGGGTTTCGCCCGGCTCGGCGGCTTCGTCAGCGGCAACGTCCACGCCGTGGCCCGCGACCGCGCCCCGGTGCGCCCGGCCGACAAACTGCGCATGGGTACCGTGTGGCGCGCGGACGAAGTGCGTGAGGCGCTCGCCGTCGCCGGGTTCCCGAAGGGTGTGGCTGCGTGACGCTGCGCGCCGAGTGCGGCACGGTGGATGGCTGGAAACGCCACCAGCAGCAGGGCAGCATCGCCTGCGAAGGGTGCACTGCGGCACGCGAGAAGTACCTGGAGAACGTCGGCCAGATGCGCAACGGCCGCGTACCACGCCGGGTTCAGCGCGAGCGGCGTGCCCAGACGGCGCTGTTGACGCCGCGCCCGGCGAGCTGCGGTCTGTCCGAACGCGAATGGCAGGTGGCGGTGCTTGCGATACGGGGCCTGGGAAACGGAGACACCGCAACGGAACTGGGCATCTCCGTTGATACTGTCAAAACGCACATGCGCAGCATCTTGGACAAACTGGAGATCGCGAACCGCACACACCTGGCGATTCTCGCCTACCGCAGAGGATGGCTCCCCGCCGATCTCGTGGAAGAGGGGGAACACATCGCCGTGCCGCGCGAGTTGTTTCTAGCCCTCACGCGGATCTCCCACCTCGTGCAGTACGGCCGGGGGGCGGAGGCGCGGGCGTTGGCCCAGCGCGTCGCCCCCCAGCTGCCCCGCCCCCGGACGCACGCGCCCGATCAGAACGGCGGCTGATCCCCGCCGTTGGCCCACGGGTCGTTGCCCCACGTGTCGGCCTGCTGTGGCTGAGCCGCCTGCTGGGCGCCGCCGGAACGCTGTGCCTTGGTGACGGCGGCCGTGGCGAACAGCAGCGACGGGCCGACGTTCTCGACGATCACTTTGATGGTGCGCTTCTCGACGCCGTCCTTGGTGTAGGTTTCCGGCCGCAGTTCGCCGACGACGATCACGCGGTCGCCTTTGTGCAGCGATTCGGTGACGTGTTCAGCGATAGAACCGAACGCGGTGCAGTCCCAGAACGCGGCCGGACCGTCTCCCCAGCTGCCGTCCTGGTTCTTCTGCCTGCTGCCGACGGCGACGGCGAAGCGGGCGTAGGCCTTGCCGGAGGAGCCGAATGCCAGTTCCGGGTCCCTGGTCAGGCCGCCTTCCAGGGTGATGCGCGTCTCGCCAGCCATCAGTGTTCTCCTTCTGCGGGGGTCGGCGGCAGCACCGCCAGGAAGTTGGTGGTGATGCGGCCTTCGCGCCATGCCGCCGCGACGGCTCCGCGTCCTTCGTCCGTGAAGTTCAGGCGCGCGTATTCGGCGCTGTTGAACGCCTCGATTCCGGGGACGATTTCTCCGGTGTCTACGTCAACAGCGGATGATCCTGAGGCTTTCAAGCCGTTCTTGAGGTACACCGTCTGCCATACGGGCCTGACCATCAAGACGGTGCGTACTTCGGTGGGATGGTTGGCGAGCACCCACTCGGAGAACGCCGCCTCGTCGCTGACCCGGAAGCGCACGGCGGAGGGCACCCAGGAGATCGTGGCGACCTTCTCGCCGCCCGGCAGGACCGCTGCGGTGCGGTCGGTGCCGTGGTCGCGGTGCAGCGCCGCCAGGGCCGTAGAGAGCTCCTCCTTGGCCCCGGTCAGCTCGTCGGCGATGGCGTCACGCAGAGCGGAGAGGACGGCCACCCGCGCGGCGGCGTCCTGGGTGCTCACGCAGGCACCTTCAGGCCGGTCAGCCGCTGCTGGGCGATCGACATGAGGCCCTGGTAATCCGTCCAGTTCAGCTTGAAGCGGCCGAGGTTCTCGCGCACATCCTCGACGACGGCGCGCAGCACGGCCTGCGACGAGGATGTGGTGATCTTGTTGTGCAGCGTGCGCAGGAGGGCGTCGTCCCGGTTCGGCTGGACGCACTTGCCGAGCCGCTCGGCGAGGGCCTCCATGGGGCGCTTCTGGCTGCCGATCTCGTCGAGGGCGGAGAGCACCAGGGCTCCCGCGTCGGCCTTCAGCACGGCGAGCGAGCCGACGGGTTCGCCGGTGATGATGCTGGCGGCATAGAGGGTCTCACCGAGAGACTTGAGACCGATCCGGGTGGCCAGCAGCTCAACGCGCTCGCGGCCGTCCGCGTCGAGGAACGCCGTAACCGCAGTGGCCTGTTGCGGCGCCGACGCCTGGATGATGGGCGAGTCCACCAGCGAGCCGCCCACCGACTCCAGCGAGCCGCCGTCGTAGAGGCTCAGGCCGTACTGGTCGCCGAGGTTCATCGCGCAGCGCTTGAACGCCTCGGACTCCGCGCCCTTGATCGCGTTGTCCACGGCGTCGCCCTCGTTCGGCTGGTTCTGCGCGGAACCGGCGCCCGACGCACTGTAGACCGCGAGGGTCTTTCCGTTCTCGTCCTTGATCGTGAGCCGGACGGTCGCCCGGTACACCACCCAGAAACGCGTGGCCGCGTCGTTGGTGCGCAGGGAAACCTGTTCGAGGTCCAGCGTCTCCAGGGTGTACCCGCACAGGCCGAACGTCTTGATCAGTTCAGCGCGCGACTCGTTGTGCGGGATGTAACTGTAGCCCTTGGGGTTCTTCTTGACGCGGCCCTGGTCGAGCGGGCGCAGCAGACGGCGCCGCTGTGCAGGCGTTAGGCGCTGGGTGACTACGGGCTCCTCGGGTGCCTCTTCGGCCACCGCTGTTTCTTCGGTCAT